CGGCTCCGGGCCGACGTCATGCAGACAGATACACCTTAACCGCATGAGGAAAAAATCATGGCAAATACCACATTCAACGGCCCAGTTCGCTCCGAGAACGGCTTTCAAGACATCACCGTTAACGCCACCACTGGCGCTGTTACCGTGGACGCCACCTTTGGCGCAACCACAAGCGTGACCAACCTGACAACCACCAATCTGGTTTTTACCGATCAGAACCACCCTTCGACTGCCGCAATCAACGCCACCGCAACCGCCACTGCGGCTGAAGTTGCAACCGGCTACATCACTTCCACCTCGGCCTCTCCGACCACCATCACGCTGCCCACCGGCACGTTGCTGGGCGCGGCTATTGGTGCGGCTAGGGGCACTGTGCTGGACCTGTACATCGACAACACCGCCGGTGCGAGCACCGTGACAATTGCTGTTGCCACCAACGGTATTTTGTCTAGTGCTGCCGCTGACACCCCCGGTAGCTTTGGTGACCTGACCATTGCTTCCGGTGTCACCGGTCTGGCACGATTCACCATCATGTTCTCCAGCGCCACCGCATACGTGTTCACACGCACTGCCTAATTGATCTCGGGGGCTTTGGCCCCCGGTTCTAACCTTTAAAGAGATTAATCATGGCGATGCAATACGACGTTAAAGCAACCCATAGAAACTCCTCGGGGTCTATTTTTGGCGCCCGGGCGCGTATCAAGGGGTTTTCTATCTGTGCGACTGCCAGCTTGGCTGGTACGTTGTTGCTGAAGGACGGCGGTTCCGGCGGGACCACGGTGATTGAAATTGATATCCCATCCAACTCCAACCCAAACTCCTTCTACGTATCAGTTCCTGGGGAAGGTGTGCTTTGCACTACAAACATCTACGCATCGCTGACGAACATCGCCAGCGTCACGGTGTTCTATGGCTAAGACCGCAGCATGGACTCGCAAGGAAGGCAAGAACCCCAAAGGTGGTCTGAACGCCAAGGGACGAGCCTCTTACAACGCAGCCAATCCGGGCAAGCCCGGGTTGAAGGCCCCTCAACCAGAGGGCGGCAAACGCCGCGACTCTTTCTGTGCCCGGATGACTGGCATGAAGAAAAAGCTGACCTCGGAAAAGACCGCGAACGACCCCAATAGCCGGATCAACAAGAGCCTTCGGGCTTGGAAATGCTGACATGACTGAGAAAACAGAAACCGTTAAAAACGTGCTGGATTTCGTGGCCGTGTTCACGGCGATTGGCTCGTTCTTGCAGATTCTTACCCCGGTGTTTGGTCTGATCGGCGCTATCGTGGGTGTCATGCGCATCTACGAGATGGCGACCGGCAAAGATTTTTCTACGCTTTGGCGCAAGAAAGCAGAAGATGCCGAGCACAAGTAAGAAGCAGCACAACTTCATGGCGGCGGTGGCAAAAAACCCCGCATTCGCCAAAAAAGTTGGGGTCCCCGCGAGCGTGGGGAAAGAGTTTCTCAACGCGGACAAGGGCCGCAAATTTGCAAAAGGTGGTGACACTATGGCTTCCAAAATGAATGCGGGCTTTATGGCGATGATGGCTAAGAAAAAAGCCGGAGCTAAACCTGCCATGAAGATGGCTTCTGGCGGCATGACCAAGATGGGCGCTGTGAAGACCGCTGCCCCCAGCAAAGACGGTATCGCGTCCAAAGGCAAAACCAAGGGCGCGATGGTCAAGATGATGCGCGGCGGCAAAGCCTGCTAAGGACAACCATGTACGACGAACTTCAAGCCAAGAAGAAGCCTCGGGGCCTCAAGGGCGGCGTCTATACGGAGGATTCTGGCCTCCCACCTCCACAGGACCCGGACGGCGGTTCCGCCCCGCGTAAGCCCAAGGCTATGGCCACGGGCGGTTCCGCTTCTAGCCGCGCTGATGGTTGTGCCCAGCGAGGCAAAACCAAAGGAAGGATGGTCTGATCATGGGCATCAAACTTGGAGATGTTTCTCCGCTTGTAGGCATGGTTACCGGTGAGGGTATGTTTGGTAAAGCCATGCGCGATGGGTTTGGTGGCGTGATGTCTTCCGCAATTGCCCGTGACGCTTACGCTGAGAAAGAAGCAAAAAAGAACGGCGTCATGCCTTCTACCGCTGGTATGAAAAAAGGTGGTACCGCTTCTTCTCGCGCTGACGGTTGTGCCCAGCGGGGCAAGACGAAAGGTAGGATGGTGTAATGGCTAAAGGCAGGCGAGCTGCCGCGTTGGGCGCTCTGCTTGGGGCAGGCGCACTTGCAGCTAAACAGATTCCGTACTTGGGAAGAGTTGACCTCAACGCTGCTTCTAAAGAAGTGAACCCCGCGCCTGATCTTCGGATGGTTGACGACGAAGCGCGAACAGCCGCCCGCAAGCGAGTTTATGAAACTGATCCAGCCTTCCGCAACACGCTTAGGACTGAAGACTACCGACCAATCCTTTCAGGCACGGGCCTTCCTATTAGGACTGGTGGGATGAAAAGCGGCGGCAAGGTCACCGCTTCGCGTCGCGCTGATGGCATTGCTCAGCGGGGTAAAACCCGTGGAAAGATGGTGTAACCATGATGGCCAGTCGCGGTATGGGCGCTATCGCCCCCAGCAAGATGCCCAAGGGAGTCCGTAAATCTCGGAGAGACGACACGGATTTCACGGAATATGCTGAGGGTGGCAAAGTCAACGCGGCTGGGAATTACACCAAGCCCGGTATGCGCAAGTCGCTGTTTGAGTCCATCAAGTCTCAGGCGGTACAGGGTACTGGGGCGGGGCAGTGGAGCGCGAGAAAAGCGCAGCTTTTGGCTAAGAAGTACAAGGCCAAAGGCGGGGGTTACCGAGATTGAAAGCGCCGCAGCAATCGCTCAAGGACTGGACCGCGCAAAAGTGGAGGACTAAAAGTGGCAAACGCTCTTCTGACACGGGTGAACGGTATCTTCCAGAGGCTGCGATCAAAGGTCTCAGCTCTGCTGAGTACGCTGCGACAACGCGCGCGAAACGCGCTGGCAAAGCCTCCGGAAAGCAATTCGTGAAACAGCCACCTAAAGTGGCAGCTAAGACCGCAAAATATCGCTAGTAAAACCCAAGGAAACAACATGAACCTCGATACCGTTTTGATGTGCGCCCAAATGGCTGCTGCCCAGCAATTGGCTGGCCTGGGGCAAGTCAATCCCGCTATTCTCGACTTGATTGATGATCTGACCATCCCAATGGAAAAAGTTTCAGTGGTCATTGAGTCGGCAGTAGTCGAAGAAGCTCCGGCGGCAGCAGAAGAAACCCCCGCCGCTGAGTAATCATGGCAAACACCTCCGGCGCATCTGCATTCAACCTTGACCTAGCAGAGCTAGTCGAGGAGGCGTTTGAGCGAGCTGGTTCCGAGATGCGTACAGGTTACGACCTGAGAACGGCTCGCCGCTCGCTCAACATCATGTTTGCAGATTGGGCCAATAGAGGCGTTAACCTGTGGACGATTGAGCAGGGCGTTATCCCGCTGGTGCAGGGGCAGAACACTTATGCTCTTCCAAATGACACGGTGGACCTGCTGGAGCATGTGATTCGCACGGGCGCTAACGTCGCTGCTACCCAAGCAGATCTGACCATTACCCGGATCAGTGTCTCGACCTACGCCACAATCCCCAATAAGATCAATCAGGCTCGCCCCATTCAGGTCTGGGTGCAGCGGTATAACGGCCAACAAAGCCCAACCGGCTTGACAATCAGCCAAGTCGGGGGCATGTCCTCGTCTGCTACGCAGGTCACCCTAAATTCGGTTGTGGATCTTCCGGCAACCGGGTTTGTGAAGATTGACAACGAGATCATCAACTACGGATACATCTCAGGGAATACCCTGTATAACTGTTTCCGTGGACAGCAGAATACGACAGCAGCATCTCATAGCAATGGCGCTACCGTGTATTGGTCGCAGGTTCCGGCTATCACTGTGTGGCCCACGCCCGACAATGCGCAGCAGTATCAATTCGTGTATTGGCGTCTGCGCCGTACGCAGGACGCTGGCGGTGGCGTCAATGTGATGGATGTGCCGTTCCGATTTATCCCATGCATGGCTGCTGGGCTAGCATACTACCTTGCTGGAAAAGTTCCCAACGGTATGGAGCGCATTGGCTTGCTCAAACAGCAGTATGACGAGGCTTGGCAGCTTGCCTCTGATGAAGACCGGGAAAAGGCGGCAATTCGGTTTGTTCCGCGTGTTTCGCCAATCGGGTCTAGATTCTAATGAGCAACAAGTTTGCGTCCGGTAAGAATTCAATTGCGGAATGCGACCGCTGTGGGCAGCGCTATAAGCTCAAAATCTTGAAGCGTGAGATTATCAAGACCAAGATCTACGATTTGCTGGTTTGCCCTGAGTGCTGGGACCCCGATCATCCGCAGTTGCAATTGGGCATGTACCCGGTGAGTGACCCCATAGCGGTGCGTAATCCTCGGCCAGACCGCAGTTATGTTATTTCTGGGCCAGCGGCTGACGGATACCTAAGCGGCGGCAGCAGGGTGATTCAGTGGGGCTGGAACCCGGTTGGAGGATCACAGCAATTTGACGCGGCACTAACACCAAACAACTTGGTTTTAGTGGTGCAACTTGGTACAGTTACGGTAGCAACGACGTAAGGAGTCGATCATGGACAAGAAGCAAGTCAAGGCAATTGCCGACACCGAGGTGAAGGCTCACGAAAAGCGTTTGCACCCCGGTGTCAAGAAGATGAAGGCCGGAGGCAAGACCAACGCCGACATGCGCACGTATGGGCGCGGCATGGCTAAGGTCATGAACCAACGCAGCTCTGTTCGTGGAGGTTGAAATGGCCAAGTTCAGCAAAAAGATGATGGGCAAGGAAGTTGGCCAGGCCAAAGTCTATGCCCCGCCGCACACCATGACCGGCAAGCCGGTTTCTGGGCAAACGCCCAAGGCGCCTTATGCCACTGGAAAAGCGGCTAAAGATGTCGGGTTGAGTGACCCGATTCCCAACGGCGTTTCCTACGGCCAATCTGGCGAACCCAAAACCACTGGCATCAAGATTCGTGGCACTGGTGCGGCTACCAAAGGTTTGATGGCTAGAGGGCCTCTTGCGTAACCATGAACACGCCCGTTGCGATCTACAAAATACAGAATGCCATCAACGGCAAGCTGTACATTGGCCAGACCGTCAACCCTGAGAGGCGGGCAAAGAGACATTTTTGGAAGAACAACGGGTGCGTCAAGTTGAAAAATGCGGTGGAATTCTACGGGCGTGATGCGTTTGTTTTCTCTGTACTTTGCTGGTGCGAAGACAAAGCAGATGCCAATGAGGTAGAAACGCTTTTAATCGCCCTAGCTGATGCCCGTGCAAACGGGTACAACATAGCCCCCGGAGGGTACGGAACGGGCGCTGGTATGGATAACCCGTTTTTTGGTAGGCGTCATAGCTCTGAACTTAAAGAACGTCTTTCTTTGGCGCGGATTGGCGCTTCGATGCCCAAAGAAACGCGGGAGAAAATTGCCGCCGCCAACAGGAAACGTACAATGACAGAGGCTACCAAGGACAAGCTGAGGGCACGCCCAAAGTCAGAACTGTGTAGCGCACAAACCGCAGAGGCAAACAGCAGGCGTATTTGGACGGCTGAATCTCGCGAGAAACTTGCGGCACACAATAGAGGCAAGAAGATGTCCGAAGAGGCAAGGGCAAAAATTGCGGAGGCAAATCGCCAGAGAGTGTGGTCTGCGGAGTCACGCGCAAGGCTATCTGTTGCTAGGGTGAAAACGACATGAACTACACCCAGTTGACCGCTGCAATCTGCGACTACACGCAGAGCTTTGAATCGGACTTTGTTGCAAACATCCCGGTGTTTGTGAAGCAGGCCGAGCAGCGCATCTACAACACGGTGCAGTTTCCTTCGCTTCGCAAAAACGTGACGGGGTCTACGTCCTCTAGCAACAAGTATCTCTCCTGCCCTGGCGACTTCCTTGCCGCGTATTCGATGGCGGTAATTGATGCGTCGGGCAACTATGAGTACTTGCTCAACAAGGACGTGAACTTCATCCGTCAGGCATACCCCAACCCAACGACGGATGTTGGCATCCCCAAGTACTATGCGTTGTTCGGTCCTACGACCACGTCGGGTCCCACCCCTGTGCTGACGGACGAGTTGAGCTTCATCCTTGGCCCCACGCCTGATGCCGTTTATAGCGTCGAGCTGCACTACTTCTTCTATCCGGAGTCGATCACGGTTGCTGCGGACGGACAGACTTGGCTGGGTGATAACTTTGATACGGTGCTGCTTTACGGTTCGCTGGTGGAGGCATACACCTACTTGAAGGGCGAAACGGATTTGATGGCGCTGTATGACGGCAAATACAAGGAAGCTCTTGCATTGGCCAAGCGTCTGGGTGATGGTCTGGAGCGTAGCGATGCGTATCGCAGTGGGCAGGCGCGGCTTGCTCCGCTACCCCAGAATAACGGGGTCCAGTAATGGCGTTTACGGGCAACTACTCCTGCAACACGCTGCGGTCTGGCCTCGCTAGCGGCACGATCAACTTTGCCTCGGATACCTTTTACTTGGCGTTGTACAACAACAATGCCACGCTGGATCAGACGACCACGGCCTACACTTCAATTGGCGAAGTCTCTGGGGGCGACTATATAGCGGGTGGTCAGGTGGTGACTGCAACGGTGGCTAGCCAAGCAACTTCTACCGGCAGCGTCACCTACATCAACTTTTCGGCACCAAGCTGGACTGGATCGTTTACCGCTCGGGGCGCTTTGATCTACAAACCGGGCGACAATGGCGCGGTCTGCGTTCTGGATTTTGGTTCAGACAAAACTTCAACTTCAACCTTCACCGTGCAGATGCCAGCTAACACCAGCACCTCTGCTTTGATCCGACTCGTTTAAGGAGCAACTATGTCTCACGAAATTGCTAAAGCCTCTGATGCTGTTGCTGGCGGTCTGGTCGCTGGTACCCATCACACCGAAACTGCCAAGGCCACGGGCCGGTTTCGCATGGAATGCTACGACAAGGACGGCCTGCTCAAGTGGTCTGCCGAGTCGCAGAACCTCGTTGTGAACGTCGGCCTCCAGTACATGGCTGGCACGGCTCTGGTCGGCACCACCCAGATTCCCACTTGGTACATTGGTCTGTACGGCGCTGGCGCTTCTAACACCCCGGCGGCTGGCGACACCATGTCCTCCCACGCTGGCTGGACTGAGATCAACCCGTACTCTGGTTCGCGACCCACGGCCAACTTTGCTGCGGCGACCAACGCCAACCCGTCGGTGGTGACCAACAGCGCTAGCGTGGCTGCTTTTGGCATCACTTCCACTGCCACGGTCGGCGGCGCGTTCTTGACCAGCGGTAGTGCGGCTTTGGGCACTACTGGAACCCTGTTCTCTGCGGCTGACTTCCAGTCTCCCGGCGACCGCTCGGTTGTGTCTGGCGATACGCTGAACGTCACCTACACCTTCTCGCTGGCTGGTTAATGAGGGCGCGGTATGGTCAAGATCGACTTCGAGTTTGACTCCCAGTTTGGCGTCTTTCGGGATGCCATTCACTTGCCCGAGGATCACGGGCTGAGTGATGCTGAGATTCAGGCGATGAAACAGCAGCGCTTTGATAACTGGCTCGCCATCGTAAACGCCCCCTCCGAAGAACTGCCGCCTGTAGAATCGCCCCCTGAACAGGGGGTGTAAATGGCTGATCGTTACTGGGTAGGTGGGGCGGGAACATGGAACACCACCAGCACTACAAACTGGTCCGCATCAACTGGCGGAGCTAGTGGCGCATCTGTCCCTACCGTAGCGGACAACGTCATCTTTGATCAGGCAGGCACCTACACCGTCACGATGACGGGCGCTTTGGCGTGTCTAAACATCACCGTCTCCGCAGGCACCGTCACCTTTGCCACTGGCACATCTCCCACGCTAAACATTCGCGGCTCTATGTCGCTGTTGGCGGGGACGGTGTGGAGTTCCACGGCGGATATTACGTTTAGCAGCACCACAACGGGACAAACAATTACGACCAACGGCGTTAGCTTGGCTGGCAGATTGTTTTTTAACGGGATTGGTGGGTATTGGACGCTAGGTAGCGCGCTAACATCAACAAACGCTAGCGACTCCGGCTTTGGGGCGGGGACGTTTGATACGGCTGGGTTTGCATTAACATGTGCTGGTTTTAACCTTAGCTTTGCTTCAAACAATCGAACAATTAAATTAAATAATTCAACGGTTACCCTAAATGGCGGCATATTTTTATCTGGCGGCTCTTCTACATTAACATTTGATGCCGGAACATCTCAAATAAATATAACAACGGCGACAAGCAATATTTCAAACAACAGTGTTGCTCCGGCAATCACATTAAATTTTTACAACTTTGCGTTTACCTCTTCAGCGGCAGGTAGCCGTTCAATATCTGGCGTCAACACGTTTAACAACTTTGCAGTTACTGGCCCTGCCGCCGTAGGCACAACAACCGTCTCTTTTGTGGACCAGCAGACCATCAACGGCACCCTGTCCACCACGGGCACGGCAGGCAACCGGCGGGTGTTCTTTGCCTCCGCTACTTACGGTATCTCTGAAGACCTCGTAGTCAACTCTGCCCCCAGCCTGACAGACGCAGACTTCCGGGGGCTCTATGTCAGGGGCACATCGGCCCCCATCAGCGGCACACGAATCGGCAACCGTGGCGAGTGCAGGGGCATCACGTTCGATGCGCCAAAGACGGTGTATTGGAACTTGGCAGGCGCTCAGAACTGGAGCGCCAACGGGTGGGCTACGACCTCTACTGGAACGCCGTCTACAGACAACTTCCCTTTGCCGCAGGACACCGCCACATTTACCAACGCTGGCTCCGTGACAGGCACGATTACGCTGGATACGGCCATTGGATACGTGTCAAACGTAGACATGTCAGGCCGCACAACAGCCATGACCATCAGTCTTGCCAACGCCATTACTGTCTACGGGAGCTGGGCAAATGGCTCTGGTACAGCGTTTACTGGGACAAATGCGTTTACATTTTCCGGTGGAACAACACAAATTATTACAAGCGCCGGAGTTGCATTCCCAAATAGTATTTTTATAAATACTTATGGTGGAACAGTTAAGCTGGGGGATGGGTTTGTTTCTACCGCTATATTTTATTTAACCAACGGAACACTTGACACAGATGGGAAAAGTTTTAATGTTGGGGCATTAAACTTTGATGTTAGTGGTATAAAAAGGGCTTTGTATCTTAGAAACTCTTCTGTCACTGTTGGCGGAATAGATAGCTCTGGCATAACACCGGCTGGGCTAACATTTGATGCCGGTACATCTACGATAAACTTTACACAAAACGGACCGGGCGTTAATTTACAGTATTATGATGCAGTATTTACTGCTCCAATATCAGTTGGCTTTGGCTATTTATATGGATCGTTTAGAAATCTGACTGTTACTACCGATGGAGCGGCTGGCGTTTATTATGCCTATACAACAGGCAACACAATAAGCGGCACATTGTCCATATCTAGCGCAAGCGCTATTTCAAGGTTTCTTCTTCGAACCAATACGTTAGGCACATCGGCCACTATCTCTGCCGCTAGTGTCTCGACATTGTCAGATGTTGATTTTGTAGATATAGCGTTTACTACATCGGTTTCTGGTACCCGCCTTGGGGATGGCGGCGGCAATGCCAACATCACATTCCCTGCGCCAAAAACTGTCTATTGGAATCTGGCCGGGGCGCAAAGTTGGTATTCTGCTGGATGGGCTACAAGCTCTGGAGGCGCACCAGCAGCAAACAATTTTCCTTTGCTCCAAGATACGGCAGTTTTTGACAATGCCGGGAGCGTAACTGGAACAATAACCATACCGTTTTATGGCCATGTGGGCACTATAAATGCTAGTGCTAGAACCACGGCTATGACGTTGGCAATTAGCGCAGGCGTAGATGCTTCTATTTTTGGAGATTTAATTCTTGGAACCGGAGTTACAACTAGCGGATCGGGCTCGTCGCTAAGTTTTATTGGTCGTACTACACAAACAATAACGCCTAATGGAAGAACCATTGTTTGGGCGCCAATTATTGCAAAGTCAACAATTCCAAGTTTACCAGTTACACAGCTTGGAGGCGCATTAACTGTCACTGCAAGCTCCGGTATAAGTATTTCTGGAAATTTTGACGCAGTTACATATAACGTTACAACGACATCGCTCTCGCTATCTACTGGGACTTTGACAATGGGTTCTGGTACATGGACATTATCAAGTACTGGTAATGTCTGGACATACATTTCTGGAACGATTTTAAAAGGCACGGCAAATATTGTTCTTTCAAGCACCAGTACGGTGGGGAGAACTTTTAATGGCGGTGCAAATTCGTACAACCGCCTGACTATTGGCGGAGCCACTGGAACGTCAACTACAACCATTCTTGGAAACAACACATTCACCGAGTTGGCGTCCACCAAAACTGTTGCACATACGATTGCGCTTGGAACTACGGCCCAGACATTTGGCGCATGGACGGTAACAGGAACCTTGGGTAACGTAGTCACCGTTAGCGGCACTGGAACAAACCATGTCATTGCGGGACCAAGGGTTTCAGGTGTGAACTACTTGGCGATGGGTTCGATTGGCTTTACAACAAGCCCCGCAGAGTTCTACGCTGGCGTGAACTCAACGGGAACTGGTTCCGGCGTGATCTTGACAGCCGCTCCTGCTGCCCGCACTCTTTATTGGCGGGGTGGCACGGGCAACTGGTCAGATACGACCAAATGGGATACTGCCTCCGGCGGTCCCGGCCCTGCTGCCATTCCAACCTCAGCAGACGCAGTAATTTTTAATTCTGCCTCAAATGCCACAGCATATACGGCTACGGTTTCTGGTGTCAGCATTGCAAGGTGCGCCTCCTTCAATATAGCTGGCCCAGCAACGGGTAACGTTACTTTTGCGGGCAGCGTGCCAATTGCTTTTCATGGCGATGTTACGGTTGCTGCGACTGGCGTTACTCGCACATATACTGGGACAATAAATTTGTCTGGTAACGCTAGTCGCACGATTACAACCAACGCCGTCACTTTTGCGTCAAACATTACAGTTAACGGTATCGGTTCAACTTGGTCGCTTGGTAGTGCATTGAATATTGGCTCCAGTGGATTAACTGTTACAAACGGTTCTTTTGACACGTCCGTAAGCAATTACGCGCTGACTCTTGGTACGATATCTTCTGCAAATTCAAATACTCGCTCCATCACGCTGAATGGCTCGGCAGTATCTGTTAGTGGCAGTTCTTCTTCGGCTATATTTATCAGCCTGATAAATAATTTAACATTTAACGCCGGGTCATCGCAGATTAACCTAACCAGCGCAACAACCGGCATAGCATCTGGTGGACTGACATTTAATAATGTTGCATTTACAAACTCTGCATCTGCAACCACGATAGCAATTACCGGCGCAAACACATTTAACACCTTGTCGTTTGTCGGTCGGGGCACTGTTGGCGTCAACAGGGCTACCTTTTCGGCCAATCAAACAATCTCCACGCTGACCTTGAACGCGGGGACGACTGCTGCATACCGTACCATGCTGCAATCCGACGCGATTGGAACTACGCGGACTTTAGCGGTGACCACGCTGACGGCGGGAGCCGCCGACTACGATTTCAGGGACATTGCCATCACGGGATCGGCTGCGCCTCTGTCGGTTACACGGGCCGGAGATTGCAAGGGCAACAGCGGCATCACATTTTCTGCGGCCAAAACAGTTTATTACCGGCAAACTGGGTCGGCTGACTGGGGTACTGCAAGCCCGGGGTCTTGGTCATTGACTAGTGGCGGGGCTTTTGATGATACCGCCTTCCCCCTCCCTCAAGACACTGCCGTTTTCCCTGCCACGACCTATCCGGCCTCAGGCTCTACCACCACCATTCCCAACGGCTACAACATTGGCACCATTGATATGTCGTTACGCACGACAAACACAATGACGCTGGCGACGACAACTACCACCCTGACGATTTATGGGGACTGGATTAACGGCACCGGCATAACTTTGTCGGGGACGACAAATATTACTTTTCCCGGGAGGGGTAGTCAGACAATCACCAGCGCTGGAAGAACATTTACGCAAGCGTTTACCATTGACACCCCCGGCGGATCGGTCACGCTACAGGACAACTTGGTAGCAAGTCAATCTTTAGCTGGAGTATTGACTCTAACGAAAGGGACATTTGATGCAAACACATCTAATGTCACTTTGTCCGGCGCGGCTTCATCTGTTAATGCTTCTGGAACTGGAACAAGAACAATAGCTATTGGCTCTGGAACATGGTCAATTGCAGGGACAGGAGGCTGGAATGCTGCTACGGCAACTAATCTTTCCGTAACAGGCACCGGTACCATTAGCCTGACAAGTGCGTCCGCCAAAACATTTGCTGGCGGAAACGCCTCTTACTCCGGCATTACGCTTGACCAAGGCGGTGCGGGCGCCTTGACTATCACCGGCAACAACACCTTCAAGACAATTTCCAATACGTACAGCGCCACGGGCGCTACGTCCATCTCGCTTGGTAACACTAGGCAGACCCTGACTAACCCTTGGACTGCCACAGGGGCGGCTACTCGGGTTTTGACTGTTAGTGGAACATCCGCCGCATCCCCGGCCACATTGGTTTACACCGGAGCAGGGGAGGCGGCAAATACGGTTGATTACTTGGCCATCAATAACGTTAGGGCGTATGACCTGACCGACGAGTGGTACGCGGGCGCTAACTCTACCAACGGGGGTTCGCTAGGCTGGTACTTTGTTGCCGCAGGCGGCACGGTATACGCCGCCACAATCATTGAAACGGGAACTGGCACAGATAGCGTCGTTGCCGGACTTGTTTATCTTGGCACCGTATCGGAGCTTGCCACTAGCTCAGACGCATTTGCTGCCGCCGCCAGCTTTCGCGGGAGCATTTCCGAAACCGGCACCGGGGCCGACACCATCTCCGCCCAGTCGGCCTTTGGCTCTGCAATTCTTGAGTCCGCGACGATTGCCGATACCAACCTAGCCCGGTTGATTGCTCTGGCAACAATAACCGAGTCCGCCACGGGAACGGACGCAATTAGCGCTTTGCAGGCGTTGGCTGCGGCGGTTGCTGAGACAGCCACGATCACAGATAGCCTGTCCGCCCGTGCGGTGTTTATTGGGCTTCTCCAAGAGGCTGCTACCGCCCAAGACTCTGTCAACGCAGCGGGCTCCATCTACAACATCCTGATGCAGGAGCTTGCAACGGCTCAGGATGCAATAACCGCCAACGCCGCGTTCCAATCCAGCTTGGCCGAGACCGCCACTGGCACGGAAGTCAACAACGCAGCCTTTATCCCCTTGGCCACGATCAGTGAGTCGGCCACGATCACGGACGTAGCCAGCGCACTCCAAGCGTTTGCTGCCAGCATTTCCGAGACCTCTGCCGCCTCGGACGTGGTTCTGGTGGCCCCGTCGATCTTCAATGCTATTGCGGTTGCTGCTGCCACAGCCATAGACAACTTCAACCCGGCGGGCAGCATCTACAACGTCACCGTCCCTGAGAGCGCCACCCTGTCCGACAGCGTGATCGGGGCGTTCCTGTGGAACATCATTGATGACGCCCAGAACGTCACTTGGAACCTTGTCGATGCCGCGCAGCCTGCAACTTGGGCGCATGTCGAGGCATCTCAGGCCAGTGACTGGAACATCATCCCGATCACGGGAGTGCTTGGATCGACTTGGTCTTCGTCTGCGGCGGGTGGCGGCACGGCGATCCTGCTCAACACGTCGCGCTCGCCTGACGGCTATCAGTTTTATGCCGTCAATAGCTATGGTGTCTGGACGGTGCAGCGCTTCCCGATTGTTGGGCTGTTTAGGGCCGTTAGCTACCTCAACAACCAGTATTTTGTCTATAGCTCTCCCACTATTACTTCGGGGAGTGTGTTGCTTCGCAGCACAGATGCACTGACGTGGACCCCGGTAACGACCCTGCCTTCTAGCGCCTCCCAAGTCACCGGAATGTTTGCCAATGGTTCGACGATTGTTGCGGTTTACAACGGCCAGACATACGTGACCACGGACAACTGCGCCACATGGACGGCGGGGTCGGCCATGCCAAGTGCGCTTCAAGGCAGTATTGTTGGGCTGAATTACGGCGCGGGCCTCTACATTTTGTGCGATGGGCGGCGCATCTTCTCCAGCCCTGATGCGCTGACGTGGACTACTCGCGCAACAATTACGTACAGCTTAGGAGCCTCTGGGTATCGCGGCACTGTGGCATGGGACGGCTCCAGATTTGCGGTGGTGGCTCGATCTAGCACCGCCTCAGTAGCGCCAGCTTTCCGCACAAGCACCAACGGCACTACATGGACGACGTTTACCCCGCCAGCACCTATTAGCTCGCAGGCTGTTGCGGTTCTATGGGATGGCGCGCAGTTTGTCTTTGTTTGCGGCGGTGCGGGAGCTACCCCGGCCTCGTTCTATTCGGCTAACTCCACGCTAACGACGTTTACCCTGCTTGGTAGTGTGCCGGGTTTCTTCTACGTTCCAACCTCTTTGGCCCAATACTTGTTTGGCAAGTTTGGCAGCCAATACGTTATTCCGGGGTTTGCCTCTCCCAACAATGGGCCGTTTTACACGTCGCCCAACTTCTCGACATTCAACGCGGTTATCCCTCCGCTCCCAACGGATGCTTGGGGTAACATCGCAACAGATCAGACGCAAACGTGGGGCATCATTCCCCAACAGTGACAACTCGTAAGGAGCTATAAATGGCTTACTCAGACATTCTGCGCATTGACCTAATCGCCACGGGCACGCAAGCCGGTGTGTGGGGCACCACGACCAACACTAACCTTGGCACCATCATTGAGGATGCGATTGCTGGGTATGTGGCTGTCAGCGTCACCAGCGCCAATCAGGCTTTCACCATTGTGGACGGTGCGGCTGACCAAGCACGCAACGCCATGATCCGCCTGACGACAACCACGGCGGCAAACTTTGCGGTCTACGCGCCGCCGGTTTCCAAATCCTACGTCATCCAGAACGGCAGCGCTTACACGGCCACGATCTACAACTCGACTGTCTCCGGAAACACAACTGCGGCCGGTGCGGGCGTGGCCGTCCCCGCTGGTAAGACCATGACGGTTTGGTCAAACGCCACCGACTTCTTGGTGCAGAACAGCCATGTGATTGGTACGGTGGTGGGGAACGTGACGGGCGACCTTACTGGCAACGTCACGGGCAACGTGACTGGGAATACCAACGGGGTTGTTACGGCTACTGCGGGCTCGACTGCGGTTACCGCTTCTGTTGGGGATAACGACACCTCTATTGCAACGACCGCTTTTGTTCAAACAGCTCTTCAAGCACTGCACCCAGTAGGCTCCATCTATATCAACGCGACAAATTCCACCAACCCAGGGACGCTGTTGGGCTTTGGTACGTGGACAGCGTTTGGTGCAGGCCGAGTGCCAGTGGGCTTTGACTCTGGCAACGCGTTGTTTGATACTGCTGAAGAGACTGGCGGTAGTGCGGATGCAATTACCGTCAGCCACACCCACACGGCGACATCGACTGACTCGGGCCATACGCACACCGGATCGTTGACGCAAAGTACAAAATCTGGAAATGGCCCGACATCCGTAGTTTCTAGTAGTGAGAGCTTGGTGGCTAACTACGGCTTCACCACTGCCAGCGGCACCGCCAACATCACGACCACGGTGGCCTCAACTGGTTCGTCAGGCACCAACGCCAACTACCAGCCGTACATCACCGTGTACATGTGGAAACGCACGGTTTAAGGTTTCATCATGATCATGATCGACCCGATTGCAGCCCTTGAGGCCGTCAACAAGGCGGTCAAGATGGTCAAAATGGCAAGTCAAACTGCGACCGATGTAGCGCAGTTGGGGCCATTGCTGGGTAATTATTTTGATTGCAAAGCGACCGCCACCAAAGCGGCACGGCAAGCAAAGAAAAAAGGCGGTAGCAATCTCGGCGCCGCTATGCAAATCGAGATGGCGCTCAAGGCTCAGGCGGACTTTGAGCGCGAGGTGCAGGGGCTTTTCTTCTCCAGCAACAACATGGACATCTGGCACCAAATTAAAAAAAGGGAAGCCGAGATGAACGCCGAGGACAAAGCCGAGGCAGAGCAGGAGAAGATTGCGGAGATCAGGCGTCAGCGAGAGATGCAGGAGTACAGGGACATCGGCATCGCGGCGGCCATTGCTGCGGTCCTTCTCGGTGCGGTTGGATGGGTGTTAGTAAAAATCATCTTCTGACTATGAGATGCCCCGTAAACCCGTCGATATCCATCTCATCCTTATCGATGCAATGGAAAAGTGGATCAAAGTCATCTGCTACCTCATCTTCATCAACTTTTCCTTCGACTTCATCATCACCTTGCCCCCTGAGATCGCCAACCGTATCTTTTCCATGATTTTCCAAAAGCTGGGCATATGAGCGACGAAAAGATCAACCACAACAGCCTGATCGACAAGGTCCTCGGGTATGTGGACTCGCCGTTTAAATTGTTTGCCATCGTGCTGATGGCTGTCTTCGCGTTCGTGGGGTACTTTGTCTGGCAGAACCAAGAGTTCCTGATCGGCGCATACAAGGAGCAGAAGAAGCTGCCCACGATTGCCGAAGACAGGGTGGAGGACGTGGCGGCGCATCTGTTCAAAAACACTGACGCTGTGGTTGTGGCAATTTTCAAAGTCAATCCGATCTTTGGCACTCGCGTGCTGCATAGGGCATACACCAAGGATGGGCGAGACAAGACTCACGAGGGGTTAGATGTCGGCCTATTTACCCCTAATGCTTCCAATAACCGGGATGTTGTAGCGTTGATGGCAGGAGAGATTCCGTGCAGCGCGTATAAAACTGCTCAGTCCGAAATCGGGTTGTGGTATATCGAAAAAGGCGTGACCTACGGCTGCCGAGTCAGCGTCCCGCCTGAGCAGGGCAAGTTTGTGGGGCAGATCACCGTGGGCTGGAAAGAGGAGCCACCGGATGTAGATGCGTACCGTGTTCTTTTGCAAATCGCAGCAACCATGCTTTCAAGGAGCAAACAGTAATGGAATGGCTTAAACAGATCGCCCCCACTATCGCTACTGCGATGGGTGGCCCCTTGGCCGGTATGGCCGTCTCTGCAATCTCCAAGGCCATCGGCGTAGAACCCGAGAAGGTCGGAGACATGATCTCCAACAACAAACTGACCGCCGAGCAGATCGCGCAGGTCAAGATAGCTGAGATTGAACTGCAAAAGCAGGCCAACGAACTGGGCCTGAACTTTGAAAAGCTGTCGGTAGAAGACCGCAAATCCGCTCGGGAGATGCAGGCCACTACCCGCTCCATCGTGCCCCCTGCCCTGGCCGCGATTGTCACCGTCGGCTTCTTCGGCATCATGGTGATGATGCTGCTGGGCAAAGTGGACTCCAACAACCCCGCTATCCTGATGATGTTGGGCTCCCTTGGCACCGCATGGACAGGCATCATCGCCTACTATTTTGGCTCCAGCGCAGGCTCCCAAGCCAAGACCGATCTTCTCTCTAAGGCACCAGCAATCAAATGAAAGAAAACTTCGACTCCGCTCTTGAAGCCATCCTCCACCACGAGGGTGGCTATGTAAATCACCCGGCTGACCCCGGCGGCATGACCAATCTGGGCGTGACAAAGCGCGTCTGGGAAGAATGGGTCGGCCACGAGGTGGACGAGAAAACCATGCGGGCGCTGACCCCTGAGATTGTTGGCCCTATGTACAAGGCCAAGTACTGGGACAAGATCAAGGGCGACGATCTCCCTGCCGGGGTGGACTACATCGTGTTTGATGCCGCCATTAACTCTGGCCCGGGTCGGGCGGCTAAGTGGCTACAGCAAACCGTGGGGGCGATTCCAGACGGGATGATTGGCCCCGGAACGCTGGGTAAGGTGGCGGCTATGCCTGCGGACGATATTGTGGAAAAATACCAGCAAACCCGCTTGGAGTTTCTGCGGTCCCTGTCAACTTGGAACACCTTTGGTAAGGGGTGGGGTCGCCGGGTCCAAGAGGTCCAAGTCACTGCCGCCAAGATGACCGAATCTGCGGCGTAAGGACGCACTCATGCCGCTGCAAAAACTCCAACTCAGGCCCGGTGTAAACCGTGAATCAACTTCGCTTGCCAATGAGGGCACTTGGTTTGAGATGGACAAGGTGCGCTTTCGCTCGGGCTTTCCCGAGAAGATCGGCGGCTGGGTGCGGGATACCGGCTCGGCTGATACGGCTAATAACGCATTAGCCCCGGCCACTGGATCATTCTGGGGAGTCTGCCGGGCGCTGTTTAACTGGGTCACCATCGCAGGCTTCAACCTGATGGGGGTTGGAACCAACCTCAAATACTACATCCAGCAGACGGCCAACGGCACGTACTATGACGTTACCCCAATCCGGGCAACTGACACGGTTGCGTCCAACGCTTTCACGACAGATGGCACTACCACGGTTCAAGTTAACGACACCGCGCACGGTGCGCAGGCTGGGGATTTTGTCACTATCTCTGGAGTGGCAAGTGCTGTAAACGGCATCCCTGCGGCAGACCTGAACAAAGAGTTTCAGATTGTCTCCATCGTCAGCAACAACGCATACACCATCGTTGTGGCGACTGCCGCCACGTCCTCCGGAACTACTGGGGCCGCGACGTTTACCTACCAGATCACGACAGGCAGCGATGTATACACGACAGGTGTGGGCTGGGGCGCTGGTGGCTGGGGCGGCGTTACGACCGGATATACAAGCACGGGGTGGGGCAGCCCCGCTCCCGCCGGTGTAGGCATCGGCACGCAACTTCGCCTGTGGAGCCAAGACAACTTTGGCGACTACCTTGTGATGAACCCCCGGGGCGGAGCGCTCTATCTGTGGGTGCCCGCTGCCAGCCCATCTACCTACAACCGGGCGCAGATTTTGTCGTCCACCAACACTAACACGCAGGACGGCACTCAGTACTGGCTCACCGACTCAAGCTGCCCCACGGTGGCTAACGCCGTCGCAACTTCCGATACGTCTCGGTTTGTGATTACGTTTGGCTGCAACGAGGTTGGGTCCACTACGCTTGACCCGCTACTGATTCGCTGGTCTGACCAAGAAGACTACGCTGTCTGGGCTCCTGCCGCCACAAACCAAGCGGGTAGCTATCGCTTGAACATCGGTTCGTCCATCGTGGCGCACCTACAGGGTCGGCAGGAAATTCTTGTCTGGACTGACGCTTCTCTGTACTCCATGCAGTACCTCGGCCCGCCTTTCGTTTGGGGCTTCCAGATTCTGGGCGACAACATCTCTATTGCAGGGCCCAACGTCGCGGCTACCGCTGCCAACATCACCTACTGGATGGGCACGGACAAGTTCTACATGTACTCTGGTCGTGTGGAGACGCTGTACTGCCCGCTGCGTCAGTACATTTTTGGCGACATCAACTTCTCGCAGCAGTATCAGTTCTTTGCCAGCACCAACGAGGCGTACAACGAGGTGTGGTGGTTCTACTGCTCCGCTGGATCGGACACCATTGACCGCTACGTCATCTTCAACCACTTGGAGAAAATCTGGTCGTACGGTAACTTGGCGCGGACCGCTTGGCTCGATACCCCGCTGCGCAACAACCCAACAGCTGCCACCTACGGCAACTTGCTGGTCTATCAAGAGAATGGAACGGACGACGGCACCACAAACCCGCCCAGCCCGATTGAGGCTTATATCCAGTCTGCCGACTTCAACATTGGCGACGGTCACAACTACGGTTACGTGTGGCGGATGATCCCGGACATTACGTTTGATGGGTCGTCGGTCAACAACCCGGCGGTGACGTTCACCATGCGCCCCCGTCAGAACCCCGGCGCTGACTACTCGACCTCTGCTGCGGCCAGCGTGGCAAGCACGCAGAACTACCAAGCGCAGCGCAACTACCTTGTCCAGCAGTTCACCGAGATCATTTACACCCGGGTACGCGGCCGTCAAATGGCGTTCAAGATCAGCTCAGACGGGCTGGGCGTGCAGTGGCAGCTTGGCGTTCCGTCGATTGATGTGCGTCCGGACGGCCGGAGGTAACTAATGTCATACATTGTTACTACCGAGTTTGAATTTAACCGGGTCACCGCCCCCCGTTTACCCACGGCCCCCGCTGCATACGAGCCTAGGTATCAAGATCAGTTTGCGGATGTTCTGCGCCTGTACTTCAACCGGGTAGATGGCATTCTGGGGCAGCTAAATACCTCGGCGGTTGTTCCGCCGACCACGAACTACACGGTCGCTACGCTGCCAAGCGCGGCCACATCGGGCGCTGGTGCCCGGACATTTGCTACGGACGCCCTGACCCCCACCTTTGGCGCTACGGTTGCTGGTGGCGGCGCTGTTTTTACTCCTGTCTACTCGGACGGCACCAATTGGAAAGTTGGTTGATTCGCGCCCCCATGATACGATTAATTACAAGCAAGGAGTACTTCAATGCTCATTCCCAATAAGTTTAATGGATACCAGTCTGATGGCCGTAGGCTCCTGTTTATTGGGGGTGGTATTGGTGAAGCCGCGCTAATTGGCGCGGCGCTAGGTGGTGGTTCCGCAGCCATTACCGGTGGTGATCCTCTTAAGGGCGCACTCCTTGGTGGGTTGACTGGCGGTGCTGGGGCTGGGTTGTCTGGTGCTTTGGCTGGGGGCGCTGCGGGCGCGGGTGCTGGTGCTGGGGCGGGTGCCGCTGGCGCTGCTGGTCTGGAGGCTAGTCTCCTTCCGGCGGGGCAGTCATTCGCTCAAGCTAGTCAGGCTGCGAACGCAGCAAATACCGCCGCTAATGCTGCTGCTCTGGCTCAGGCTCCGGCTAACGCGGTCAACGCCGCCATGAATTCTGCGCTTCCGCTAACTGGGCAGCTTGGCGCGACGGGGACTATGCCATTTGCTGCAACTGCTCCCGGTGCGGCTGCTCCTCAAGGTATTGCTTCTCTCATGCAGGCAGCTAGTCCTACTGCTCCTGCCGCTGCCGCCGCTGCTCCTGCAAGTAGTTTTCAGCAGGCACTTCAAAGCCCATTGCAGTACATTAAGGCCAACCCAATGACCATGGGCGCAGCCGCTCTTGCTGGCGCTACTGGGGCACGCGACGAATTGGAAGAGCCGGGGAAATACGAAGGTGTCTTGACTCGGTTCAAATATGACCCGGATAGATATCGCCCAATGTTTGCCGAAGGTGGCATTGCAAGTTTGACGGAGCAACCCGTTGCTCGTATGTCTGAGCGCAATCAAGCCGAAACGCTTCTGGCAAATGGTGGGCAGATGTTTGCCAACGGTGGTATCTCCAGTCTGGGCTCGTACTCAGATGGTGGTCGTATGCTCAAGGGTCCCGGCGATGGCATGTCCGATAGCATCCCCGCGTCAATTGCAAATAGGCGCCCGGCACGTTTGGCCGATGGTGAGTTTGTGGTTCCCGCCGATGTTGTCTCACATCTGGGCAACGGCTCTACCGATGCCGGGGCGCGTCAGCTGTATTCCATGATGGACAAGGTGCGCAAAGCGCGTACGGGCACGAAGCGGCAAGGGCGACAAATCCAGCCTCAAAGAATGATGCCTGCTTAATTTGTAGGCACGCATGGACTTGGTCATTCACCCTGTAGATACGCACTTGGTGTACCAAGTGTGGCCGCATGCGTCTAAGTTTATTGACGAAGCACTCCGCAAAAGCGAAGGCACTGAGGACTACAACATCCACCACATCCAGATGTTTCTGACAAGCGGTCAGTGGCTGCTGTTGGTTGCAGTGGATGAGCAGCATCAGATCCATGGCGCTGCAACCGTGTCTTTTATTAACTACCCCCTGAGTCGGGTTGCGTTTGTCACTGCGATCGGTGGCAAGCTCATATCCAACGAAGAAACATTTGACCAACTCAAAGCGATTCTTAAAGCACGTGGAGCAACCAAGATTCAGGGCTTTGGCCGTGATGCGATTGTCCGTCTGTGGAAGCGCTACGAGTTTGAACCTAAAACGACTTTAGTCGAGGTGTTGCTATGAATACCGAAGGCAAGCTGGAGTGGTTTGGGGGAAACCAAGATGCCTTGAGTATGTTCCGCATGTTTGTGGATTTGGCGCATACGTGGGATGATCTTGTTGACCGTGATAAAGAAGTGTCTGAAGACGCTATCAACAATGCGTTTGCGATTGCGCTTGTCTATCTTCCAGCAAATTCTTTTTATCAAAGCATACAGCAACAGATACTTCCAATGTGGGTGTCTGTTATCCATGCCTTTCAGACGGCAAATTCGTTTGAAAAAACAAAAGACCCGCACGGGATAGAAATTGCGCATACCCTTCGGTACGCTGCCGGTAACATCATGGCGTACGTCGTACATCTGTGCGTTGGCCCAGAAGTGGCAAAAGTTTATCTTCCAGATATGTGGAAAGCAATCGTTGTAGAGCGTTTTGACGACTACCGTAAGGAGCATTTAGATGTTGATCCCCAATAAACACAACGGGTATTCCCAAGACGGGCGGCGTACGCTTCACTTTGGCTCTAATAGCTCACCTACCCATACAACCTCCACGGTTACCCAATCCAACATTCCCGAGTGGTTGCGGCCGCAGGTTGAGACTGTGCTGGGCGGCAGCATGCAGGAGCTGTTTAACACGCAAAAGAATCCTGACGGCACCATCAACATCACCGGCACCAAACCCTTTCAGGCATTTGGGCAGCAGGGTGCTGGTCTTGGCGCAAATGAAATGCAGGCTGCTCAGTCTGCTGTAGCTGGGTTCCAGCCGTTGCAACGGGAAGCGCAATATGCAGCAGCCGGGATGCAGACTCCCGGGCAGTTTGGTCAAGGATCGCAACTAGCAGGTGCTGCCGGGCTTGGTGGTCTTGGCACTGCTAATAACGCGCTTGGCTACGCGCAGCAGTCCGCTGGTGTTGGTGGGATGTACGAGAACATGGCGACTAACCCCGCTGCGTATCAAGCGTATATGTCGCCCTATCAACAAGCTGTAACTGATTTGCAGATGCAGTCTGCACGTAGGCAGGACGACATCTCTAGGCAGCAACGGAATGCACGGGCTACGCAATCTGGCGCGTTTGGTGGCTCCCGGCAAGCAATCGAAGAAGCCGAAGCGCAACGCGCGTTGGGCACGCAGCTTCAAAACATCCAAGCGACCGGGTTGCAGAACGCTTATCAACAAGCGCAGCAAAACATGGCGCAACGCGCTCAGTTTGAGTTGCAGGGGCTATCGGGGGCGCAACAAGGCATAGGGGCCGCGCAAGCTGGGTACGGGCTGGCTGGACAAGCGGGTAGTGCCTTGGGTAATCTGGGTGCTCAACAACTTACCGCGCAACAAGGCATCATTGGGTTGCAGAATCAGCTTGGTGCGCAGCAGCAGGCTCAGCAGCAGGCCATCATCAACCAAGCCGTGCAAAACTATGCGCAGGGCCGCGAGGCTCCGATGCAGGCACTCTCTCAGTTCAACGCGCTGCTACGTGGCTATGCGTTGCCGGGTCAGACTACGACTCAGTATCAAGCCGCTCCCGCACTTGGTTCTCAGCTTGCGGGTCTTGGCACCGCTGCCTACGGTCTATCGGGACTATCCGGGTCGGGGTCTAGCTCAGGCAAAAAAGCTGGCGGCACTATCCGCTCGGGTGATGGCATCGACAAACTGGCGCTGCGTAAAGCGCTGGCAGGAGCATAACTATGCAAGGCATCGCAATGCGGGTGATGGCTGAGCCGGGTAAATACTCCCTGCAACAGCTTCAACAAGCGGTTCAGAGTGGCTCATTGCCTGCGTATATCGGCATCCCGCTGATTCAAGAAAAGATTAAGCAGCAGAAAGAAATGCAGGGCATGCAGCAGGAGCAAGCTCCGCAAGGGCCGTCTATTGCTGAACAGGTGATGCAGGAGGCCCAAGGTGTTGAGGGTCTACCCACTAACTTGCCGCAGCAATATGCGGGCGGGGGCATCGTAGCCTTTGAAGAAGGCGGTGAGGTGGAGCACTACCAGAACGCGGGTCTGGTGCGGCCGACCAGCGAAACTCCGGAAGAACGGCGTATCCGTGAGTTCCTTGCTACTCCCGAGGGTCGTGCTGCTCAAGCTCGTGCCGACCGTGCGGGACTACTAGCGTTACCTGCCGCTGCTGGAGACGTACTTATTGGTGGTCCTTACAACGCTGTCGCTGCGGTGACCACTGGGCTGGCAAACGCGCTTGGCGTGCCGCGTATTGGCCGGGCGCTAGGTATCTACGATCCAAATGTTACGTCGGTCGAGGTGCCGCGAATTGGTAGTGGTACTAAAACTCCGTTCTTTGACAAGCTGCGTGCGTATACCGCAGGTACGCAGGGGCAGACAAATAATGATCTTGGCCCCGTCCCGGGCACGTCAGATGGAACGCCTGTTCTTGGTGGGATTGCTGACGCCCGCACCGGGTATGTGACGCAGGCGGGAACCCGCGCTCCTACTCCTGCTATCGCAGATGGCATAGGTAGTTTGCGGCCCGGAACGGGCACTGGGCTCAAACCCACAGCAGGTCCCAGCACCGGCACTGGCACCGGGAGGCCAACGTTTACCGCCCCCACCGGTGCTTCGTTTGAGCAAGACGCCCGCACCCACTTCAGCGACTACGCTACCCAAGCGCGTAACATGGACGTGCAAGCCGATGCCGCAAAAGCCGCTGCTCGCAGCAAAGTGACGGGGCAGGCGTTTGAAGAGTATCGCAAGTCGCTGGAAGACGAAGCCAAGGAGGCCGGTGCTGACAAAGAGCAAGCAAAGTACATGTCCATCTTTAAGGCTGGTCTTGCCATGATGGCTGGCACTTCGCAGCATGCGCTTGAAAATATTGGTAAGGGCGCGATGGTCGGTACTGAAGACTACCAAGCCGCTGTCAAAGATCTTAAGAAAGCCGAGCGGGAGCGCCGCAAAGAGTTTGCCCATATTGAGCAGGCTCGCCGTGCTGAAGCAATTGGTGACCGCGATACAGCAATTAGAGAAATTGATGCGGCACGTGATCGTAGCGAGGCTCGCGTTCGGTACACCGGTGAAGGCATCTACAAAGCTACCGGTCTGGATAAAACGCAGGCTTATGACTTGGCTAAGACCCAGTTCAATGCGGACACGGAAATCTTTAAGACCAACCTCGCTGGGCAGTACACACTGGCGGCAGCTAAAGAACGCGCTAAGGATTCAGGAACCCGTGGTCAGCTTACACAAGGCCAGCTTTTGAGAGCGCGTATGGATGCCGCCAAGCAGGTGGACGAAAACGCAATTCGAGCGCAGGTTGCTAAACGCCTTGGGCTTTCCAGAATACCCGCGCCCGGGGCGGATGCTCGATTTGATTCCCAAGTTACCGCTGCGGTGGACGCGGCAGTCAATGCTATTGTTGACCGTGCTTTGGGCGGATCAACTTCAGCCGGTGGGGGTGCCTCCTATCAAGGGTACCGTATTATCCCGGACTAACAAGACAAGGAAGCGCGAATGCCTATCTACCGCGTTCAAGCCCCCAACGGGAAAATCTATAAGGTGGAGGGGCCGAAGGACGCGGACCCCAATACCCTGTTTGGCTTTGTTCAACAACAGCTAGATGCGGAGCGCTTTGAAGAGATGCGCCGGGGGGAGTACGGCCCCGGGTTGATGGAGACGTTGACCAGTGGTGTGTCTCGTGGCGCTAAGCGCCTCGGATCTACTTTTGGTGATGTGCTACCTGCTATGGTGGCCTCTGGCTTGGGCTACGACGAGTACGCTAAACGGCAGATGGAGGAAGCTGCTGCTACCGAGCGAGAGATTCAGGCAACCAACCGTCCGCTGTTCTCTAGCTACAAGCAAATACAAGGACCGCTGCAAGCACTCAAGTACGGTATTGAAGCCGTCGGTGAGCAGGTGCCCAACATTGGAACATCGCTTATTCCCGGATTGGGTGTTGCCGGTATTGCCACTCGGCTGGGGCTTGGTGTTGCGGGTCGAGCCGCCGCTATGGGGGCAGGTACGTTCCTTGGCTCTTACTCGCAGAATGCTCCCGAAGTATTCCAGAACATCTACGAAGCCACCGGCAAGATGGAGACGGGAGCAGCCCTTATTTTTGGTGCAGCTTCTGCGGCGCTAGATTCCATTCTTCCCGCGTCACTGGCAGGCAAGATTACTGGTCCTGCCAAGGTTGGCTTGATTGAAAAAGTGCTGGAGAAATCCGGTATGGATCGCGGGTTGCTGCGTAGCGTTACCGCGAGCGTTGCTACAGGCATCCCCACGGAGGGTTTGACCGAAGGCGCACAGGAAGCAATCAGTATTGCGGCGGAAAAATTTATTGCTGACAACCCTCAGATCTTTGGCAGCAAAGAGTGGGAGCGCATTATGGAAAGCTCCGTGCGCGGAGCGGTGGCTGGCGGCGCGTTTAGTAGCGTCGGCGGAGTAGCAGATGCGGCGAGGGCTGGTTCGGAGCGTAAAGAAGCCTATGCCCAAGCGCTTGAACGTCGGGGTGCGCGGCAACTGGCTGCTGAAGTCCGTAGATCCTCCGCCAGCATTGAAGAGATTCTGGCACAAAACCCGCAGATGGAGTTGCCCGGCTTTGAACTTGGGGCTGCTTCGTCCTTGATGCCTGCGGCACCTGCAAAAGGGAAAGCTCCCAAGGAACTGAAAGGCAAGCAGGCTGAATTGTTTACGCCTGAAGGCGAACTGACTGCTGCGCAGCAAAAACAAGCGACGCGGGAAGAAAAACTTGCCGCCAACCAAGCGCGTCAGCAAGCGCAACGTGATGCTGCGGAAGTCAAATCTGCGCAAGCTAAGCTGAAGAAGTATCTGGCTGCTAAACAAACCACGCTGCCCGGGTTTGATGCGGAGTCAATCCGGGCACTGCAAGAAGCCGCACAGCAGCAAGCCGCGCAATCTGCCGGGCAAGGTGATTTGTTTGCGGGACAGCCTCCCGCTGCGGCCCCCGCACCTGAAGTTGCTCCGGTTGCTCCCGTCCCAATTGCGCCTATTCCAGATGTTCCCGCCCCGGCACCCGTCGAGCCTGAACCTGCACCCGCACCTGAGCCTGAGCCCGCAGTAGTTGAGGTCGCCCCTGCACCAGAACCTGTATCAATTCCGGAGGACACGGTTTCAGAAACTACGGTTCCTGAACCTACTGTACGGGCCAAGGCGCAGCCACTGGCTCCTGAAGATGCGCCTACAAAGATTGACGACACCAAGGCATTTGGCAAGATCTTTGGGATTGGCCCCACGGCACTTATTCTGCGCGCTGATGGACCGCTGGCTGGCAAGGATATCTCCAACCCCGGAGATGCGGCGGAAGTCCAGCGGGTGCTGGAAGCGTATGCGTCTGGAAAACCCGCTAAAGGTGCGGCAGAAAAAATTGAGACGTACCTTCAACGACCCGAGTTCCAAGGAGTTCCCAATGTTGCAGGAAATGTCGAACAACCAGTTGGAGCAGGCGCTGGCGTACCTAGCGAGCCCGTTGCCGGAGTCCCCACCGAAACCGCTGGACCAGCTGAGCCAAGTGGAGTGGTACCTGCTGGAGCAGTTGCTGAGCAACCTGTTGGAAGAGAAGAACAGCAGCCCGGTGCACTGACCGCCGAAGCTGCTCCTGTAACGGTCGTTGAGCAACGTAAAGCAAAAGATGATGTTGGCAACAACGTCACAGAGGTTAAGTTTTCTGATGGCAGTGTGAATCAGATAATCCGGCTGAACTCCATTGAAGGGTTTGGTCTTTCTGGTTGGCACGATGCAAACGTGCGGGGCGCCGGTAGAGGTTATCTTGGAGAGAATAAAGCGGACGCTATCCAAACGCTTGTTAAGCAAAAAACTGAGGAAGCCGCGCAGTCTGCCCCGGCACAAGCGCCTGCACCGATTCCTAAATTCGTTCCCGAGCTAGGCAAACGCGCCAAGAACGATATTGTCAAGGCTGAGCAAGGCGTTACCAAAGCGGCTGAAGACCAAGCCGAGTTCATTGCCCAAGTTGACAACGATGTCAACGCCATGCTGGTGGGTCGCATGCGCGAGATTGGCCGAAGCATGGGCGTGCCAGACAGCGAACTACCCGCCATAGATTACCGGGGTACCGAGTATCACAGCGTGCTGCGCATCGCGCCGCTGCTTACGCAATACCGAGACTCACAAGAAGCTCTGCGAACATCAGTAGGTACGCCGCAGGAAGCGAAGAACCGTCGAGAGTTGGTGCTTATTGGGCAGAGCGTTGCAGATAGCAACCCGGATGCGTTTCAATTCTTTGATCAACTGCGGAATCTAGATCTCAAGCCGCAGGAACGTCTTCTGTCGCAGATGAATCGTCAAGCGCTTGTGTTGTTTGACGCTGATGCCAAAGAAGTTGTTGAAAAAATTAAAGCGGAACTGCAAGAGCAAGCTGCCGCTGATGGCATACCCGCTCCCGTGGTAGATCCGGAAGACGCGGCTGCTGACGCATTCGCTGATGCTTTGTACGAGAAGACAGGTGTGTCGATTTACTCTACACCTGAGCAGCGCCGTATGCGGGAGAAGAATCAGTACGCAATCGACGCCAAAATCAAGCGGGAAGTTGCCAACCTGTCGGGAAGCCAAAGCCGCGCCTTGGTTACTGCATACGGGGCGCCGGTTGATAGCGATCAGTTCCTGCTTCGCCTGAAGCAAGACATTATTGCGTTGGTTACTCAAGGTGCCGACGCTATCGCTAAGGGCATCCGTGTTGCGGTTCAGAAAATTGCTTCTGGTGTGTTGTCGGTAGCAATCATCTTTAATCCGAACGCCACGCTTCCTAACTTCTCGTTTGACCTGCCGAAGGCGTACAGCCAGACTGTTACCCAGACAGTAAAGATTCAGGACGTAGTACCCGCCGACGCCATTGCCAAGATGAGTCCGTTGGCTCAGATGGTCTACGAAAACATGGCCCCCACTGCAAAGAAGTCTGGCAAGGGCTTCATTGTTGCGGACAAGCCTAGCGGCATGATCCACTTCTTTAAGCCGGACGGTAAGGTGTTGCTGCAAGACGCGGTGCTAACTGGCAAGGATAAAGGGGATGTGCTGGGCAAAGTTAGTTCGCTCAAGGGTGGACCTAAGATTACTCCAGCAGGGCAGTTCTCATTGCAGGTCGCTGATACTGCGGAGTACGCGGGCGGTAAACTTTTGAACTTGGTGGAAAGCCGAGACGAAACCGGATACATCGCAATTCACGCTGCCTACTTGGGCAACCCCGCAGAGAAACGCGCCGAGCGTTTGCAGCGTATACAACAAGGCGCCGCCAAGTCAGGAGAGAGCAGGGTTAGCTACGGTTGCTTCAACACTGACCACGCTCCGTTCCTCAACACGGTGCTGCCCAACATGGAGATGTTTAACGGCGGCATGATCTTTGTGCTGCCTGACGCTCAAGAAAAGACTGCGTCGATGTTTCCAGCTGAGTACAAGACGCAAACTCAGACGTTCACTGGGTATGAGAAGACGGCCAAGGCCCCGAGCAGTGCGCGTGATATGGCCGCACGAGAAGAAAAAGGGTTACCACCGGAGCGTGTAGCACAAGCAGAACAAACTACCCGGTTGTTCCTGCCCGCCTACCAAGGCCCTGCTTTCAATGCAGCCGACGCGGCCTTGGCGCGTAGCGGTGATCTCAACGGTCTGACCCGCAGCCTGATGGACCAGATCAAGGACCCAACCATCAAGCATGTGCTGCGCAAGATCCGGTCGCTAAACCTGAACGCAAAGGTTGTTATTGGTGCTGTCGAAGATGGCAAGGCTGGCTCCTACGACCCAGCTACCAACACGATCACGCTGGACCCGACGAACGGCCTGAACGCACACACGTTCATCCACGAGCTTGTGCACGCTGCTATCTCCAATGTGCTGGCCAGCCCGAATCATCCGCTGACCAAGGACTTCTCCAAGTTCTTCATGCAGATTCAAGACCGGCTGGGTGCTGCGTACGGTGCGCAAGACCTGCAAGAGTTTGCTGCTGAACTGGTGGGTAATCCTAGCTTCCAAGCGGTGCTCAAGACCATCAAGACCCCGCGCAGCGAGAACATGTTCCGCCGCGTGCTGCACTCTGTTGCGGAGTTCTTTGGGTTTGGCAACAAGTCGGCGTTTGATACCGGCCTTGACTTCATTGAGAAGGCGCTGGACATCACCAACGGAGTAGACGCTACTCCCGCGCAGAAGATGTTCCTCGGTATGGGCAACTTCCCCGCAATCGCTGACATTGGTCGTGCTATGCCTGCTTTGACTCGCCAAGCAGCCGACGATGCCAAAAACGTGTTCTCCAACCTGAACGAGGGTGGTGGGTTCAAGGCCGCTGCGTTTGGCTTGCTGCGTCTGGACAACCTGCGGGACATGTACGGCAGACAACTGCCGTCGATCCAGAAGCTGCTAGACGCGCTTGAGTTGCGTACTGGCATACAAGAGCGCCGCATCAATGACGCAAACGAGAAGTTCAAGCGGTTTATGCAAGTGCAGCGCAAAGAGCCTGCGGCTATGAAGCGCATGAATGACATCGCTATCGACGCGCGTCTGGTTGAAGTTGACCTGCTCAATCCAAACTTCAAACCTACGGCGGCAAACTCTGCCGAGTACACTCGCTTGAGCCAAGCGTTCCGTTCGCTACCCAGCGATGTGCAGGACGTATATCGCACGATCCGCAATGATTACGACGCGGCGTTTGGTCAATACCGCAAGATCTTGAAGGATGCTGCGGAGCAAGCATCGCCATCCTTGGCTAAACGCCTTGCTGAGCAGTTTCAAACTCAGAAGCCTATCGTTGGCTATATCCCGTTCCTGCGTCAAGGCAACTTCTGGGTGGAGTACACCGACCCTGCCACTGGTGATCCGGTTGTTTCTTCGTTTGAGTCGTTCCGCGAGCGCCAGCAGTTTATCGACCAGATGCTCAAGGGGCGCAATCACCGCGTCTATCAGAATGTTCAAGATGCGCAGTTCTCTGGTGAGAAGCTGCCGCCCACGCACTTCATCATGCAGGTGATGAGTCAGTTGCGCAGCAACGGCGCAAGCCAAGCGCAGCTAGACGGTGTGTATCAAGCCTATCTCGCCACGTTCCCGGGTGAGTCGCTCATGAAACAATTCATGAAGTCCAAGAACCGGCTGGGTATGGAGCGCGACATCGTGCGCGGCTACGGTGACCTTATGGTGCGCTACGCACGCAAGCTGGCTAACTCGGAGTACATTCCTCAGATTGATCGGGCGGTGCGGCAGATCCAAAGTGAAGCGCAATCCGGTGGTGACCCAACCCTCATGGCAGTGGCCCAGAACATTACGGACCAGTCCGCGTTCTTCCACAACCCGAACTTCAACACGTTCGTGCACACGGCTACGGCCTTGAGCTACTTTGAGTACATTGCGGGCAACATTTCCTCGGCGCTGATCAACTTGACTTCGCTGCCGATGCTGGTCTACCCGCTGCTCACGGGGCGCTTCGGCTGGGGTGATGCCATGAATGCGCTGACCGGCGCTGGCAGAACTGCCATGAACGACTGGGGCAAGACAACTAAGTACAAGAAGTTGTACGAGACGTTGATGGACCACGCACAGCTAGAGCATACGATGGCTCGTGAGGTGATGGAGGGTCGCCGCCAGACTACGAATGACTTTGTGGGGCTGAAGGCTCGCATCCTTGATGGCATCTCTATTCCGTTCGTGGCAACGGAAAAGTACAACCGTGCGGTCACTGCGATTGCTGCCTACGATCTCGCTCGCAAAACAATGGGCGAAGAGCAGGCTATCCAATACGCACTGAATACCGTAAAAGATGTGCATACATCCGGTATGGCCGCAACTGGACCAAAGTGGATGCAAGCGCCTCTAGGTCGCCTGTTCTTTACCTTCAAGTCGTTCGTTTGGAACAGCGCATACATCATGGCGCGAGCCTTCCATCAGGCGTTCAGAGGCGAAGACCCGGCTATCCGCAAGGCAGCGCAGCGCCAACTGCTCGCCACCTACGGTATGGCTACGGTGCTCACTGGCATCAAGGGCATGCCGTTCTACGGCGCGGTCTCGGTGCTGGCTAACATGCTCAACGCCCTGTTCGGGGATGAAGATGAGCCGTTTGATTTCGACGAGTTCATGCGCAATATCTTCGGCGAGTTTATGTTTAAGGGCGCATTCAACTATGCCACCAACATTGAACTTGCAAACCGCGCCGGTATTGCTACCGACCTGATCTTCCGCGACGACCCCCGTGGTGTGGCCGAGCATGGGTACGTGCTATCCGCGATGCAGCAAGCGTTCGGTCCGATCGGTTCGATTGCCGTGAACTCTGGACGCGCAGCGGAGTTGTTCCAGCAGGGTGAAATTGTTCGTGCGTTGGAGACCGCTGGTCCTAGCTTCTATCGCAACGCTTCAAAAGGGATGCGCTACCTGCTTGAGGGCGCTACTACCATCAAGGGCGACCCAATCATGGAAGACATTAGCGCTTACAACTCGCTGATGCAGGTGATCGGTTTTGCTCCGGCTACCCTTTCCAGTCAATACGAGCGGGTGCAAGCAGCTAAGGGGTTTGAGCGTGAAGTCAACGCACGGCGGACGCAATTGCTGAACAAGTATGAGATGGCTCGCACCTCTGGGGACTACGACCTGATGTCCGAGGTGATGGACCAAATCCAGCAGTTCAACGAGACCCGCCCGTCCAAGCGGATTACGAAGGACACCTTGGAGCGTTCGCACCGAGCACGGCTTGCCGCTGAGAAGGACATGATTGCCGGGGTGCGCTTTGACAAGAAACTGCGCCCGGAGATTGAAGAACGGTTCTTTGATCCCTACGAAGAGGATTAAAAGAAAAGGCCCCGCTTGTTACGGCGGGGCCAAAATCCTCAAACAGGAGGAGAAGAGTGCGGGGGGACTATAGCATCCAGCCGCCATACGCGCAACCCGTAGACCTTATTCTCTATAACCTGTTTGCAGGCTACGGGTATTCTCAAGCGCCGGGCCTCCTGCATGACAAACCGCTGCACATCACGGCGGTCGATGCAGGGAATGAAGAAGGATGTGCCCGGGTGGAACTTGTCCCACTCAATTAGCAGCGGTATCCCCAGCACCTGCATCGCTGTCCAGTAGCACGTTCTCGTTGAAGAAGTCCAGCTTGGTCGTGTCGAAGCACATGGCATTGACTGGGGCCTGCGTGTTGGCAACGGTGCCTGCCGTCATGCGTTTCTTCTTCACGCCTTGCAATGCGCCGCTCTTGCGGTATGGGGCAATGACTTCTTCAAAGTTAGCCATGACCTTAGAACAGTCCTCCCGGAAGGTCCGGGCCACTACATACAACATCTTGGTGTCAGGCTCATAGCGAGCCGTCAGCGCTCCGCGTGGCTCACGGATCGGCGCATACTCCAGCCCGGTGCGGTTGTCCCGGTCACCATTGATGACAAGAATTTCGTGGAAGTGTCGTTGCAGGAAGCCGCCCAAGAACTCCTCGTTATCAAACATGTACTCATGGGTGCGACTGCGAGTCTCCTTGATCAGATTGACGGCGTAGTCAAACACTGGCTTGATCGGAATGTCGTGCAGCCCAAGGTGCTTGGAGATGGCACCACCTGCTAGCGACAGCGAAGCCATGAGCGCCCAGTACCGCTCCGAGTTGCGGATGCCAGCCCCCTGCTCGACGCGCAGTTGGATCTCAGCCAGCTTAGCCTGCACCATGGGTAGTTGACCTACAAGGGCTTGGGCAAACGGATCAATTGCATGCCCGTAGTTATTCATCAATCGCCCAAAGTGTTGCCGTGCCCACGTTGCATCGTCCCGGGCGTCTGGCTTTACGTTGATCTCCATGATCCGTTTTAGCTCTCCATCTGGAAACCCCTTGATAGATAGCAGTGCGTCAGTGACGTACCGGTTGGACGATGTGATCAGCCCGGTTTGGAACTTGGTGTTGTTATTGCGCTCGACGTTCTCATGCTGCTTCATGCGGTTCTTACCGCGCCCCGAGGTCACGTCATAGACCTGCTGAGACATCTGGTCGGGCGGCATGTTGGTGATCTCATCCATCGTCACCGCAAAGTTCTGCATTGTGCCGAGACGCTGCATGCGGGCGTTGTATGTGTCCTTGGGAGCAAGGAGCAGTTCCTTGGGGCGACCGTAGATACTGTTGATGGCTTGCAGAATGGTCGTCTTACCTGACCCCGACTCGCGGCTCACTAGGTTGAGCAGGAAGCCGTCCAGTATGGTGAACTTCATGAGCATCGTGCCAAAGCCCATGAACAGGGCAAACGCCCGGTACTCCATACCCTCACGCCCGTATATATTGATCGTATCTTTCCACTCGTGGAAGTCGCCCTTGGCTTGGAACAAGGGCACGTGCGGTAGCGTGGGGCCTGACGGTGGGCTGTAGACGATCTCGGTTGCGCGGATCTCTCTGTCTCCAATGATGATGCCGGAGTTGTCTTCCAACCAACCAAACTGCTTGTGAGCTTTTTCCGCTCTGCCGTTCATCTGCAACTCCTCGACCCATTTCGCAACATACTGCATAAGCACGTCCTGTTTCTTGCCCAGCGCGGTGATGCCATAGGAGGCAACCGTCGCAATAAATTTCTCCTTCGACAGCACGTTGGCCAGCGGCATGATGAAGTCTCTGACACCATCTTTAGGTAAGTGCAGTCGGAGTAGCAAGGTCTCACCCAAGTCGGGGTCCTGCATGCGCTTAACCACATAGAAGTCGTACGGGTACACCACGTCATCAATGTCTTCCCCGTCCTTGTTCTGGGTATGGACGAAGATGCCGCCAGACTTGCCACGGAAGAACGGGAACGGGAACTTAGGGATAACGTAGGTCTTGGCCTCTTTAGTCTCTGGCTCAAGGTCAGTGACGATGCTGTCTTCTTCGGTAGCTTCTATGATCTCGCGGCCCAACTGGATCGGAGATGTAATCTTCAGGGTGCAGCCCTCACACACAGTGGGGTTCAGTTTCTTAAACGTCTCGCAGGTGTACGGACCCTTGGTGTCATTGGCCTTGCGCTCTGTGGTGCCGTGGTCGTAGTCCGGGTGCTTCTTGGAGATAGCGTGAATCGCCTTGTCCCGGTCCGAGCACTGCTGGGCAATTGACAAGCCAGCACGCCACAACGGTTCTTCCAACTCGTGCTGATGGTCGTAGATGTAGTTGATCTGCGCACAGCCCTTACCCTCGGCGGACTTGATCAGAATGGTCTTAAACTTCGACTCGCTAGCGCCCATCAGGGCCAGCGTCAGCGGGTCCATCTGCCGTTTGAACTCCGACTTGTCCAGCATGGACAAGATGTCCTGCGTCGGCTCTAGCAGTTCCTTGATTCTGGCAACTGTGAGCGGTGGCGCGACATACAGAATCTCCACCGGTATTGGGTTGGTTGGGTCCTTGAGGTGATTTGTTTCAGGGACTCGCAACACACGGGCCGCGTCAGCAGGCACTGCGTAGTCAATATCAAACTTGTGCTCAGTGCACAGCTCCTTGAGGCGCTCGGCATGCGGCTTCCAATCCTGCCGCGTCATGGGTTCTTCCATCACCCAGTACACATGCGCCCCGCGCCCAGACCGGACAATGCTTGGCTTGGGTAGACCTGTAGCTTTGCAGAACGCGCGTAGGGCAACCAGCCCGTCGTCCAGCGTGGCATACGGTTTGTCCGGACCGCAATCCAGATCAATAAAAAACGACTTGAGAGATATCGCGTTGTTAGCGTAGCGGCCGTTTATTCTCGGGCCGAACTTCGCCATCGCATAGAACGCATTGAACCCGTTGGCTTGCAGCGTATCAGCCTGATCACTCAACTCGTCCAAAGAGGTGGCAAACCGTTGGCGCACCTCATCATCTTTCTGTCCGTCAACTTTCTTGTTCCCCCAGCTGCAATAGTGCTCCCCTTCTTGTAGGGGTGGCAATACCATTGCGAGGAACTCACTCCTCGTTGTCATCCGCCGTCCTTGTTATGTCGCCGTCAAAAAGAAAAAGGCAGGGATGCGACGGCACATCCTTTTCGGGAGCGACCCTAGCCTCCTCTAACTCTTGGAATCGCTAACCACTGCGTAGGGCTACGACAGCTTGTTGATCAGGTGTTGCACCTTCTCAACGTGCTTCCCCGAAACGACCATCTTGCCACGGAACCAAGCGTACACCGTTACCCGGCTCACGCCAAAATATTCCGCGACATCCGTCACAGGGATATCCCGCCCCACACAGATCTTGCCCAGCTTTACGCCGAGCAAGTTAGGGTTAGCCTCCTTGATTTCCTGAATAGTCAGGACGGAGTAACCTTTAGCCATTACTCATCGTCCCAATCAGCAAGGATCTTGGACAGGTCCTTCTTCTCAGCGGGTGCTTCCTCGGTCTTCTTGGCGCTTCGCTTGACCGGCTCCTCGACGGGCTCAGCCGACACCTTCGCAGGTTTAGCAGCTTTCGGGGGTTCCTCGTCACCACGCATATCCGCCAGCGGATCGACCGGGACTTCCGACTTGGAGACCTTGACACCATCGGCTTCAGCGACAGTCATGGTGATTGCCTTGATAGCAATGTCAGTCTTGCCTTGGTCAATCGCGGCAAGGGCATCAGCTTTCTCCAGCACTTTGACAGGCTTGAAGGTCAGCTTCGGAGTGGCGCTGTCCGTGTCGAAGCGCATCTCGGTAACAACTGTGGAGATGGGGATACCCTTGCTACCAATCATCTTGGCGTAGGTTTGCAGGGGCCACTTGCCCGGTGCGCCTTCACCGAAGATCGACTGGCCCGGAAGTGTGAGTTGGAACACATCGCCCTTGATGTCGTTGGCAAGCACCACGGCCAGCCGTTGACTGAAGCGGCATGCGCGAGAGTCACCTTGGCCCGAACCCTTGGCGTTCTGTGCGCAGTCCACGCACCGCTTGGCTTGCGGGTTCTGAGCCTTGGCATCCGGAATGTCGCCATCGGCAGACCAGCAGTCAGGGGCGCTAACCTCGCCCTCCTTGTAGACACCAGCGTAGAAGGTACGCGAGACCTTGGGGGCGGCGTTGACGATGACCACGTTCATCGAACGATCTTCGTTCTTAGCAATCTCTTTGCCGTTGACCATCATGCGCCACACACCACCCTTGATGGAGATGCGCTTCATGCCACCACTACCGCCGCCCATCAGCGACTTGGTGACATCATCCAGTTCAAGTTCTTTCAGGTAGGCGGGTAGGCCGGTGTCCAGCATTGCGAGTTCGTTGCTCATATCTATCTCCTTAGCGTTTGATGATGGTGACGGTTTGGGTAACTTCCGCATTGAGTCCCGGCGGAAGCAGGTCGGGATTTTCTTCAAGGTACTGCGTCATGTTCGTGCTGTTAATGCGTTGGTGCATCAACGAGAACGCATCGTTGTCCTTGATGAACTTGTAGAACGAATCCCAATCGTTCGTCCAGTAGTTCTTGGTGACACGGCGTGACACCGTGCCGTACTCAGTGCGTATGGTCTGCGCACCTTGTTCTTTGCAGATCTCCAGAAGCTCCGCAGCAATGAGGTCTTGCTGCTCCTTCAGTTCGGCTGCTTGCTTTTCAATTTCGCGGCGCTTGTCTCTGATCTTCACGTAGATCTTGGCAAGCCGCTCAGCGGTTGGGCTTTCACTCATTGCACTCTCCTTCGTTTGTAAAAGGTGGAATAATTATAGGGGCGTTGATTTACTTTGTCAAGTGTTCTCCGTTAAATTTTTGTAAAGATCAATCAGGCGTGTGTGGATGTCCACCTTGTCCGAGAGCATGCTGTAGATGCGCTTCTCGACGGGACTGCCTTGGATGTGCACCACCGTGCATGGGTTGCGTTGCCCCGCGCGGTGCACTCGTGCGTTGGCTTGCAGATACGTCTCTGTAGAAGTGATCGGACCCCACCACACAACTACATTCGCTGCGTGTAGCGTCACGCCATGCGCCGCAGCTTGTGGCTGGATGACCAGCACGTGCGGGTCCTTCTCTGTCTGGAACTTCGCAAACACTTCGGTGCGCTTGTTGACCGAGACGCCGCCGTGTATGACCTCGCAGCTAATCTTGTTTGCGCGTAGCTCGTCAGCGATGATCTCGATCGCGTGTCTGAAAGGGGCGAAAACTATCACCTTGTGGCTGGCCTCTTCGATCACCTCCAGCAACGCGGTCATGCGCGTCTTGGCATCGAACTCGACCACATCACCAGTATCCGAGTAAACCGCTCCGCAAGACAGTTGCAGCAGCTTGTTTAGATTTGCCGCCGCATTGACGGTCGTAATCTCCTCACCAGCGGCCACGGCCATCATGTCCTTGCGTAGCTTGTCGTAGAACTTCTGCTGTTGTGGAGTCAGCGGCACTTCCCGCGTGGTGTATGTCATCTCCGGCAGGTCGAGGCACTCTTCCTTGGTGAACCGGATGGCTGGCTGTAGCGCCTCGTGCACGGTCTGCTCAGAGGATTTCTTGGGCACCCACTTGAACTGCGTGATCTTGTGCATGACTTGATCGCGGAATGACCCGAAGAATTTCGGCACGCCCGAGGGGTTGATGATCTTTGCCAACCCATATGCGTCAGTGGGTGACTGCGATGCCGGAGTGCCCGTGAGCATCCACACCCACATGTCCGGGGTGATGACCGAGTTCAGCGTCTTCCACCGTCTGGTAGTGTGCGTCTTGTATGCGTTGGCTTCATCGACAACAATCAGATCGAAGCCGCCGTTCATGATCTCGTCCTTGATGATCTCCAGCCCATCGAAGTTGCAGATGACATACTCGGCACCCGAGCGGACAGCAGCGATGCGCTTGTCCTTTGAGTAGCTGTGCGCGATTGCGCAGGTGCGGTGCATGGCGAACTTGAACAGGTCTGCTTCCCACGCCGACGATAGGATGGACAGTGGGCACAACACCAGAACGCGGCGGATCACCCGAGTCTGAATTAGGTAGTCTGAAGCCCAGATGACGCTGGAGGTCTTGCCCGTGCCCTGCTCGTTGAAGCAGAACGCTCTGCGGTGCATGGTCAGGAACGCCGCCGTCGTTCGCTGATGTGCAAACGGTTTGTACAAGCCGGGCCAGTTGTACTTCCCTTCGATCGGTGAGGGCACATTCTTGAGCTTCAGGTTCTTGAGCACCTGCGCTTCCTCTAGCCCCCACTTGACCAGCACTTCGTGGTCACCTACCTGCTTGGCCTTGGGGATGACCGTCGTGATGCGCCCGGGTTCTTTGACTCGTAGCAGCAACGCCTTGTTTTCTATGATCTGCACTCTTGCTCCAAATGACGTGTAGACCGAATGTGGAATTTCCACTCGGTCAGGGGTGGCTCCTTACGGGAGCCACTCGGTACGCCCTTGCCCTTAGAAAGTTAAAGAAGAGCTTGGCGCACTGATACGGTTATTTTTACGTGGTACTCGTACCTTCCCACGGTTCTCCGAAGCAAACCAATAGCAACTGGCTGTTAAATTCTACGGGCCTTGGGCCCAGTGTCAAGAGCGTTTGCGCTCTTTTTTGCTGGTCTCGGATACAAGGTTTCCCTTAGCGTCCCTACGGAAGGAGCGGTTCGCGGACTTACTCTGCACGGTGACCCCGTCCCCGTTGTTGCCGCCCTTGTCGAGCGCCTTGCGGTGAGCCACATCCTTGCCGTCACCCTTGCTTACCTTGCCTTCCTTCATCAGCTTGGCACGCGCGGCGTTGCGCATCGCACGCTTCTTGATCTGCTCAGGAGTGCCTTGGTACTGGGCGTACTCTTTATCGTAGGGTCGGGGCTTGTTGACATAGGGCATGGGTCACCTCACGGTTTGACAATGGACACCATTTTCTCAGCCTCAAGGATAAGCTGCAACATCTGTAGAAACTCGCTGTTTTCGCACGATCCCCGGAAGGTGATCCGCACTCCGTCGTTGTACTGCATGGGCGTTTCCCATACCAGTTCGGTCTTCGATGTTCTTGTGTTCGTGGCGTACTGGGCGGTCTCAACAGTGATGCCGTTCCCCGACATGTTTGTAATCTCGAAGATCGTCTCAGTGTGGTTGCCACCCTGCCTGTCGTTGGAGTATTGCAGGTCGTAAAAGATCGCGGACTCATCGTCAGAGGCACCAAGCCTTACTCGCACTATGCTCATCTGTATTCTCCTTTGCCGTTGTGGGCACAGTCCTTCACCGGGCACCAGCCCCGGCAGCTAAAGTTAGGGCGCGGGTTCCACACATCCAACTCCAGCGATTTCTCCAACCGCTGTGTGTCGTCCAGCCACGGCCTCCACAGCACGTGCTCCTCCCTTTGATGGAAGTCGGCTTTCACGAAATCATTGGCGATCACGAACAGCAGCCCCGACTTGACCTTCTTGACCTGCGGGAAGTGTTTGAAGATAGACAGCGCCATCAACTCCAACTGCTTGGTATCCGCGTACTTGGATGACTTGCCCGTCTTGTAGTCCACCACCCAAGCCTTGTCACCCTGAAGGATGATCAGGTCAGCGATACCGCGCCACCAAACCTCTTTATCAAAGAAGCCGCACGGGGTCAGGTTTTTCGTCAACCCCATCTTGTACTCGCACAACTTCTCACCTTCCTTGGCGGCGAGGCGCTCCAGCGGGTCACGCATGAACGCAAACCGCTCAGGTACCGGCGTGCCGTCACGGATGAAATCTTCGGCGGCTTTGTGCGCCTCGGTGCCGTAGCGCATGGCCTCGGACTCTGGCTCCACAACATCTTTCTTGACCCTGAGACGGTAGTACTTCTGCGGGCACTGCTTGAACATATCCAGCGAAGAATACGACCACGTGTATTTAATCGGCTGCGTCACTTTTCTTCTTTCGCTTGATTGCTGCAATACCTTGCTCAGTCCCATCGCGGGACTTCATGAACGAATCCGCGTAGGTGTACGCCTCATCTGCCACGCTCTCGGCATGCTGGTTGTTGCCCCGCATGATGATGCCGCACATGGCGAACATCGCGGCGAGGTCTCGTAGGTTAGTGTCGTGCTCAGTCAAAGTAGTGCTTCCTCTGGATCAGGTCTTGCGGGGATGCGATCCCCCGGCTTTGGGTGCTTGAACCCCGGCGGCGGGAAGGGCCACCCGCTGTTCTGCGAGATTTTTCTTAACCCCCCCAGTGGTGATTGACTCCACCGTGACGAAGGTGTGGCCGCTGGTGCACTGCCTTCTGCGATAGCTTTTGTTGGTGACTGCACTTCTTATCTCCAATACTCTAGTGTTCTTACCGCACTCAGGGCAACGGATCATAGGACGCGCCCAGCCTTGGAGTAGACGGTGAACTGTCTGACGCTAATCGTGTTTTGCACCGACTTGTTGGACAGGTTGGGGATGGTGCCAAGGGAGATGCCCTGAGCGCGGTTGCGCTCCACCACTTGTGTCTGGCTCTGCGACATGGTTGCACCATGCCCTCGGAAGTGCGCGTCTTGCAAGAACACAGATGGACTGTGGTCGTGCTTCCACATGAAGGGGCTGTCTGCGGGGCATCGGCATTTCTTAGCAGTCATTTCAATACCCCCACCGAATACGGAAGCACACCAGATAGAGGTGCAGGACAAACTCGTTGCCACTGCTCACGAACCCGATGGCAAAGCAGGGCCACTTGCGAGGCAAGAACTCGGTAGTCAGGTGTAGGCTTTTTCTCATTCCAAACCTCCATGCATCGACCACTCACGGGCCTTCTCCGTCATGAACAGTCCCTCGGCCCGGGTCATCTTGGATGAGCGCACAAACAGTTCGCCCTCCCAATCGTAGGCAATGATCATCACATCGGTCAGGCCACCATCCTCACACATATCCAGCGCGGACTTGAGCGCCTGCTCAGGGGTGTAGTTCACGCTTGCGGGTAGGCTAATTACTTTCTCGTTGTTCATGTGTTCTTCTCCTTGAGTTTGGCCTCAAGTTCTCTGGCAAAGTTAAATTGCATGGGGCCGGTAAAGATAGCGTCGGCTTTGTACATGGCTTGCGCTATCTCATCCTCCGTCAAACTCACCCACGGGCGCGGCTCAGGCTCTAGCTTTGCCTTCACAGCCTCAATCAGCATGGCCTTATCAAAGGCATCCCCTTGCGGGTTCTGTATCCACTTGAGGCACAAGGCCAGCAGTTCTTTTTCAGTTGGCATCAATCATCTCCTTCAGTTCTTCCATGCACTCGGCCCAGCCCAGCAACAGATACCACACGTAGTTACTGCGTGGGCTTCGCTCAAAATGGAAGCGCGCCAAGCCTAAATAGTTGTCGGCTGCGGCCCACCAATAGTGGCGCTTGTAGTCAGGATTCATTGCGCTCTTCCTTTACATACTTTTTTGTATGTTGTGGGGTGAAGTACTCGCAATTATCTTCATTTATCTGCGTGGAGATAAAGTAAGACTGCTGGTACGGGTTGGGTTCCGTTCCGCTGGCCTCGTTGCGGTAGCACTGGGTGCGACGGCGGCAAGTCTCGCTTGCGCACATTGATATGTCAGGCATGGTTCCCCCTTGCAAGCCGTGCGATCAATGCACCGCACGTCAGTTCGCGGCCGCAGGCGATCTTCAACAGGTCGAGCAATGTAAATTCGACTACGTCGCTGTGGAATGGGTTAGGTGTGAATTTCATGCTTGCCCCCTTGCGCGGATAGCGTGAGCGCACTCAAGCGCGACCTCTTCCAGTTCGTCGGCAACACCGAGTTTCTTGTTCCACTCATTGACGTAACCCGCGCCAGATTCCTCACACAACTTCGCACACGCCTCGCGCTCGGCCTCCATGCCCAGCTTGTACTGAGCATCAAGTTGTTTCTCAGCCTCGTTCAGTTGCTCGTATAGCAGTTGGATACGCTCGTGCATCCCTCGCAGTTCAGCGGCGGCATCCGGCCAGCCATCTGTTTCAAGCAAGTTGGCCAATCGCATGGCTTCGGGTTGTTCGCTCATTTCCAATCCTCGTCGTCCTTCGAAAGCATGGCATCGAAGTACTCGTGCGCTAGGTGTACCAGCAGGCCACCAACGGCGAGGCCAATGATGATTCCAAGAATTAACTCCATCACTCTTCTCCTACGGTTTGGGTTTGCTACGCTCTCTCAAGATTTTTCAGAACCATCAGCGTAGCCAGCGCGTCAGTCATCTTCTCGCCCTCTGCCACGAGATATAAATCGGACTTCCAGTCAGGCCCGGGTCCGGTGTGCGGGGCGTAAGTGCGAATCTGGATGACCTTGCCGTTCATGGCTTGCATCACTGACAGGTTGAAATCTCCGGGGTTGGTGTGGTGGTTATGGGTCTCTACAACACTATCCGCCCCCAACGTGGAAGATGGTTGATTCATCCAATTAACGATTCGTTTTCTGAGCCAGTTCATCTGCACGTTCCTTCTGAATTTTGATGGCGTGATACGCCAGCTTCGTCTCAGCCATCGCTGAGAGAGCAAACTCCATCGCTTTGTCAAAGTCGTTGTCCAACATGGCCCAATGCATTTCCTTGAGGGCCTTCTCCGCCATCATGGCGGGGTGCGCGTAATCAACAATCTCCATAGCTGCGTCCTAGTCCTGATTCACAGTTGAGGGGAAGGGCTTGCGCCCACGTGGGTCTCCAACGCATGCACTCCTCGACGTAGGATTGGGCCTCTTGAGCTTCTTCCTCGGGGGCGATGCATGCCACCGCGTCATGCACGGTCAGCACAACTTTATATCGTTTGGCGATCTTGATCATCTGCTCTGCGATGACGCACCGTGCAACCGCTTGGCATATGTTTTCTGTCAGCTTCCCACCGTACAGCCGGGTCGGTCCGTTGCGGGTGTCGTAGACGAACTCGGCCTTACCCTCGGGGGTCGTTGTCTTGCGCAGGCCCTCGTATCGTTGCCACAGACCAGAAGGTAGGAGAAACCCTCCCTTGGCCGCGTCAAACTGCACAGCATCCACCACGCCGTAGTTGGCCGCGTTCTTGGTGATGAGCGCCTCGACACAGTTCTGCCCCTGCTTCCACAGTGCCGGGATGCGTGCGTAGGTGCTGCGGTACACACTGATGATGCGCTGGGCTTCCTCCAACGCGATGTCGGTACCAAACGTCTTTAGCTGGGCTTGGAACTTGGCCGCGCCCATGCCGTAGCCTGCGCCAAGAATCGTGGTCTTACCCACGAACCGCTCTGGGTCCGTGATCTGGTCAACATCTTTACCGTAGATCTGGGCGGCCATGATCTTGTACGGGTCGTACTTCATCTCCTTCTTGGGCACACCTGCGGCAATCTCGTCGTTGTTCTTCTGAAAGAACTCCACCAAGTCTTGCTGCCCGGAGATCCACGCCACCGTCCGCGCTTCGATCTGCGATGAGTCCGAGTCGATGATCACATACCCAAGCGGTGCTTCGATAGCTTTCTTGAGCTTGCCTGCGTTCTGTCCACGACTTGGCAGGTTCTGTAGGTTGATCTTGTCGTCACCACCCCAGCGCCCTGTGTGCGCGGCGTAGTACTTGATTGGCACAGGCAGGGGGCCACGCTCAGAGATAGATATGAACCGCTGGGTGCGAGTCTCCTCCAGCGTTGTCTTGGTGCCCAGCCGAGCACCGACCAGCGCCTGAACCTTTGCGGACGGATGCTCCAGCAACGCCTTGAACTCCTCGTCCGTCTTGGCGAATGCCCACGCTCCCTTACCCGTACGGGCGGACACCTTACGGGGTGGCTCAACGCCGAGGCTCATGAGCAGTTCTGCAAACTTGTCGTTAGACATCAGCGAGTCCTTGTCGGCCTGCGCCAACTCCAGCAACTGCGCCTTCTTTGCCTTGACGGTCTCCAGATGGTCCTCCAGCATCGTCTTGTTGAGGATCAGCGACGGCTCAATGAACATCCGCAGTGTCGTGTCGATGACCTTCAACTCCTTGAGAGGGAACCCTTCCATGAACCGATAGAACAGGGTGCGCGTCAACTCCACGTCGTTGCAGCAGTACTCGCCGTATTGAGCGAGATGTTCTGGAGAGAAGTCCAGCCGCCGCAGCCCCAACGCGTTCTCGACCTCGGTGCCCTTGACCCCGATGTTGTACCGATGCGCCAAGATCTTTAGGCTTCCACCCGCATCCACGCCGTGAATCGCACGGGCCATGCACAGCGTATCCAGCCAGCCCTTGGGTTTGATGCCAAAGAGCCACGACAAGATCGCCCCATCAAATTGGGTGTTGTGCGCCAGCACGAATGAGCTTGCCCAGTCGAACTGCTTGAACCACACCTTAAGTTGTTCGTGTGAGCCACTGAACCAGACGGGAGCTGCATCATTGACAGCAACCGCTACGCCGATCACATGGAAGTCCGGGTGCCGCACATACTCCTCGGTAGTGTGCGACCTGAACCCTAGCTCCTTGGAGTAGTAGGTCTCAAAGTCTACGGTGATGATGTTCATTTGTTGTTCATCAACTTCTTGGCAAGCTCGAAACTTGCCTTGTTCAGCAACATTTTTGTAGGCACGGCTCCGAAGGGCGACGGCTCGGTCAGTGCCTGCCCGTACCCTGCCATCTGGTTGTGGGCTGGCGGGTTCTGGTAGTTGCTTAGTAGTCCTTGCGTGGGCGCTTCCGCCTTCATCTGTCTCTCCAACTCCTGTCGCTCAATCTGTTCATCGCGCAGCAACTCCTTGACGACCATCGCGTCAAACTCAGTCCTTCGCACAGCCCGTAGCGATTCATGGATGCGGCCCTTTTCGCTCTCGGTGAGGCAGTCCTTGAAGTAGTCTCTGTACATGAACGCCCAGCGCCCACGTTTTTCGCCAGCTTCAAAGAACTCTTCCGGGTGCGTCTTCATGCGTTCGACCAGCACCTCTACCGCGTTGAATGTTTGTTCCATGTCAGACCCTCGCAAGGTCAGCCAAGAACTTGTCGAACCGATCGCCCTTCTCCAACACTTTGTAGCGCAGGCTTTCTTGGCTCTCGACCTTCTTCAAATAGTTACGCTTGCACAGACTCTTTATGCGTGCGTGATTGGTTGCTGGCGATGCCGCATCGCTGCTATCTACCAACTGCATGATAGTTACCGACTCTTTGTCCTTCATCTGCTGAGCAATCTGCGCCAACAGCAACAGATCAATCGCGTCAAGGTCCCAGTGGTCCCGGGCCAGTCGCATCGCTTCCGACAATTTTTCTAGTTTCATGGGTTCTCCTTAGTGAATAGTAATTTTTTCGTTGCCGATACCGCAGGTAGATCTTGTCCTCGTCCAGCAGGCGCTGGATGAACCGCCACGCATGGCGCTCACTGATCCGCAGGTTCCGGGCAACATCATCAACGCACATCGCGTACCGGCCCTGCCAGATACGCAACAACTTACGTGTTGTGCCGTCAGTCGGGCGACTCCTCATAGTCCGTCCAGTCGATGATCTGTCCTTGAGATGGGATGCCATGCTTACTCCATATCTCAAACGTCAATATCATCATCCCGATCCCGCTTTCATCTGTGATGATTGCGACGCCGCCTTGGTTAGAGATATCCACCAAGTTCTTGTTCTGCAACTCAGTAGGCTTGTTGCCTTTGGTCTTGCATTCGATCCCGATGAACTTACCCTTCCAGCAGCACACGATATCGGGCACACCCGAGCGGCCATAGCCGCCCGTGACAGGGTAGAAGAAGTACGCGCCATGCTGCTTGAGCAGGTCAACGACCTTCTTCTTTACCTTGGACTCAGGAGTTGCCGCCATTACGCGCGTCGAACTGAATCGCCTTGAACAGCTTGCCTTCCAAGTAGCGGATGACTGCCAACGCGTCGGTCAGTTGATTGTGCTGCGTTGTAATATGCGCGTTGAGCTGGCTCACCCGGAAGGTCAGTTCCCGGATCTCACGCTCATACGAACCCTTGGGGGGCAGGGGAGTTGCCTTCGGCTCGGGCTTCACTTCAGGCTCTGGCGATTTATTAACAGCTGTTAATACGCCAGCCAACTTGTAGACGTTGGCCTCACGGTCATGCACAAGGATGCCCGCCTTCTTCATGGTCCACAGCAACGCGTACATGGTTGTAGGGGTGATTCCCTTGACTTCCCGCTTCACATCTTTAGTGGTGATGCCAGCAGGGTTCTTCTTGGCGAGGTCGATCACTCGCTGTTTGTATGTGACTTGGTTCATTTCTGCACTCCTGTTTGAGATTTAAGTTCGTGGTACTCGTCGTATGTGAGATACACATACATCATGTGTTCGGTAAATTTCCTTCCGATAACTTCTCCTCTTTGGTCGTGATTGATGTCACACATGCGCAGCATGGCCGCTCGTTCCCGCAACCACTCTGGCACCTTCTCGCTCTCTAAGGTATCGGTACGAATCGCCGCGTTGTCAAGAATGTTGACATACTCAACACCCCCGTCGTTTCGCGTGTGTGCAATTGCCATGTACCTGCTGATGCCCATTTCCATAGATTATAGGACCTTTCGAGCCTTGTCAACTGTTAGTGGCCTTAAAATCATCAGGGTTTACGTGAATCCAGAACCGATTGTCTGAGACTTTGCGACCCACCTCGGGAATGTACTCACCCTGAGTGCACATGCGCAACATCGCAACTTGTTGTTGCACGCACTGCGGCGCTTCTTCCAGCGTCTGATATGTCCATGCACCAGCTTCCATGTCGCCTTTGTTCTCCACTGCCACCATCACGGATTCATCGGGCTGGATGTACACATACATCGGGACACTCACGATTGCCTTGCGGCGCTTCGCTTCACTGTACAGCTCGATACCGTCTATGATCACGCGTCGAAACTTCTCACTGCGAAACTGAACGCCGATTGAATTCAGGTACATCAGTTCCTCGGCAACATCGTCCGCAGATATCTTGCCCACGATTGAATTGAACTTACTGCGCGGCTCAGACCGCCAGACCGCATCACTCGCTTCCGGGCTGTTGTCAATGTCCTTCCACATGATCTCTTGCGCTGTGAACGGTTTGGCATAGTCACGCAACAGCTTGACCAGCTTGGCTGGGTCGGTCGTCTCCTTCACATGGTAGTTAGCGTTGTGAGACGCGTACTTCTGGTTCTGGATCAATCGGCTGCGCAAACCGTAGATGCGACGGTTCTTGGTATCGAAGCTCTCGCAGTCTAATATCGCAAGGCACTTATGTGCATTGGTCTGCGTTGTAGGGAAACGCGTATCAACAAACCGCACCACCGATGCGCGCCCATCCTCGGACACCACATCAATCGGGAACCGGCTCACATGTTTGCGGCGTAACTCAACGATCGCATCCCGCACTTCGGTAGGCGTATCAGCGGACAAATTTACATTTAGCATCACTCTTCTCCTGTTGCTTTATCGATTGCTGCTCTGGCTATATCTATCCAGTCCCACCATTCCTGCTCCGTAGCCCCATGATGCTGGGGCATAGTCATCAGCGCGTTGAGCAAATCCGGTGCGGCCGATATCAGTCGTGCGTTGGCTCGCTGTTCCTGCGGCGGAATGGTCATCCGTGTCGGGATGTTGGCGACTGTTGTGGAATGCACCCCACGTTTGCGCACGGTGACGCTGAATGGGTTGGTCTTCCAATTGTTGTTCTCGTTCAACAACCACGGCCCCGGTGTGTGCGTGGATGGTTTAACTTGCATCACTCTTCTCCTTGTTGTTTAGAACATCGACAGGATCTCGTCCACCTTGGCCTTGGTCTCTAAGCGCACGGTGTCGCTCTTGCGCAGGTCCTCGGCGCACTTGCCGTTGACCGCCTCCTCCAACTTCTTACGCGCCATCTCCAGCTTCGGGTCGGAGGTCACATTCAACCTCGTGAGCAGATCGCACAACTCGTTTGCATTAGTCACCAGCGAGTCGCGGAAGATCTGCGTGTAGTTCGGCCCCTCCTTGGTCTCCCTCGGGTTCTCGGAATCAGCCAGCTTCTCGCTCAGGTGCTTGACGCACTCGTGCAGTCGATCCCACGCATCGCCCATGGCATCAGCCAGCTTGTCGTTGTAGAACTTCTCGTACTGATCGCGCAACTCCTGCTTGCCTGCCTCGTTCACATCAATGCGGAAGTCGCCCACCTCGGGCACAGGCAGGAACACATACTTGAAGCGGAACTTGTTCTCCAACGACTCCACAGGCGGGTACTCGTCACCATCGAACAAGTCACCCAACTGGAACGCCGCCGCGCTCACCAGCGTCGGATACTCCACGATGAAGTCCTTGACCGCGTCCTCGTACTGGCGCTCGTAGTTAGCCAGCGTAGCCTTGTAGTCAAAGAAGTTCTTCATGGGTAGCAGGCGGGAGCCACCGTCCGACCACGGGAGCGTCTGGTTGTAGTGCCAGATGCGAATGGCAGAGACAAGTTTCTGCAACTCGTCGAGCTTCTTGGTACCTGCCAACAACTTTTTGTGATAGTTCCCACCCTTGGCCTTGGTGTTCTTGGCCGCGTCGATCTCGTCCGAGACCTTCTTGTCCATCTTGCGACCTGTCCACACCGAGATGTTGAGGTCAATGAGCATTGCGCTGTTCTGAATCATGGCACTCTCCTATTTATTAACAGGTGTTAATTAATTGCTACCGTTTTACCGATCTCGCTCACCACATCCGTAGTGATACCCCACAGTGTTGGGCACTGCCACCCCTCGCCCCACGAACTCACATACCCATCAGTCAGGATCACCGCGCACTCGGGCTTGAGTTTCTTCGCTGCGATGTAGTCCACGATGCACTGCGGGTCTGTGCCACCACCGCCTCGCGGCTTGGTGCTAGACAACAAGTTGTCCAGTTGGTCTTGCTCATACTTCTCGTGCTGGCACACTCGCGTATCCCAGTACAGCAGGTCGATACCCTCGGGTCGCACCGTCTCGCAGATCTTCTTAAGCTCCGAGAGGAACTCGCCGATCTCCTGCGGCCCGATAGACCCAGACATATCAATACCCACTGCGATGCGCCCAACGGACTCACCGATCAAGCTAGGCATATAAACATCTTCACCGATCCACCTACGGGATGGCCGCCTCCAAGTGCTCTCGTCTTTGTCCATGCAGAACGAAGTCACGAACTCACGCATCGCCTCACGCCAATCTACCTTGGCCTCGGTCAACTCGGCGATCTCACGCGGCACATTGGCAGACATCTTCCCAGCTAGAATCGCGCCCTGCCTCAGTGCTTGGTCAACATCACGGGCCAGACCTTCCTTCTCCTCGGTCGATAGACCCTCGGCTTCTTCCCAATCATGGTCATCAAACCCACCAGCACCACCGCCCTCGGTCACAGGTACATCCGTACCCTGCTGATCACCAGCAGTCTTCACATTGATAGACCCGTTGTCCTCCGCTTCCTTCTTAAGTCTGCGGAATACCTCACCAGCATCAAGGCCCCTGAACTTGAAGTCCAGCAGGCCCTGCTTGGGTAGCGCCACATCAATCCCGTTAGGGTCGCTGTCATGGATCAAGATGTTGATCACATAGTCGCAAGCCATGTTCGCAAGCTGGGGCCACTCCTTGTACAGGTGTTGCCACATGGTCGTATGGCGGAACGCCTTGTGCAGGTTCTCGTGCAGAATCAGAGCGCGTAGCTCCTTGTCCGACAGACCCTCGCTGAACTTGCGTCCATACTTAGTGTCACGCCCGTTAGTACAGGCAGTGGGCACATCGTCATCGACCGAGGTCTTGCCGACCATCAGGATGCCCGAGTACAGGCAGTACTTCGGATTCTTCATTAGCCATACATGTGCCTTCTGCACACGCTGCTCGACAGTCAATACACTCATTTGTTAACTCCTGTTAATAAATTAGAAC